CGGTAATAATTGTTTTTTCTATATCTTTCTGATATTGCTCTTCTGTTATTTCTTTATTTGCAAGCTGGGCGTCTAATCTTTCTCTTCGGATTATTTCATCATTTAATTGAGATCTAAGTTTTTCTGTCGCTTTATCTACTTCATCATAGACTCGATTTCTTCTAGATGGTGTTAATATATCTTCTCCAATATTTTGTATTAATGCAGCTTGTTCTTTTCCTAAGACATCAAGAGGATCTTGTAATCTTTTAAATAAAGTATTTTTAATAAATTCATCTGCTTTTCTTAATGTTAATGTGTTTGTTTTAAAAGCTTGAACATAAGCTTCAATACTGTCAATTGCGCTAGTTTTAAGAATATTATCTATTTTTTCAGTACTAATTCCTTGAGATTTCAGATCTTTTACAATTTGTTCAATAAGCGCTGTTGCAGATTCTTGATTTAATGATGTACTTCCTGAAGCAATTTTCCATTCAGCAAATTTTGTTCTTGTTTCTTCGCTGTCTTTATAAAGAGGTTCAACTGTATTTAATATATTTTGTAAATTTAAATTTATTTCTGCAGCAATTTTTTCTGCATCTTTTTCAAGTTCCTGCCAATCCCCAAACAAAGCCCCAGGATTTTTCATTATTGCTTTTCCTAAAATTTTGCTAGATTCAACTATACCAGCTTTCATTTCTAATGGAGGATTTTCTGTCAATTCTTTTTGTAATTGTATTCGTTCTGTTAATAATTTTTCTAAATTCTTACTAACAATATCTATTCTTTTTCTACCTTCTTCTGTTGCAGCTAATTTTCTTATTACAGATTCTCCAGTAGATGTTTGAAGAGACAATAAACTTTTTCCTAAAACTTTAGCTTTTGTAGGATCTTGTATTTGTCCTTCTTTGCTAAATTCTTTTAATAAGACTTTAACTCCTTCATTTGAAAGTTGAGCGCTACTTTCAGCTAATTTTTTATTAATAATTAAACCAATAGTATCATAATCTGCATTTTTAATTGATTCTAATACTTTATTTACCGTTTCTTCTCCAAGAGGACTAAGACCAGTAGAAATTTCATTTACAATTTTTTCTAAATTAAAAGCTTTTACTTGCTCTTCTGCGGCAGAAGCTTGAACTTTTTTATATTCTTCAATAAGAGGAATAACTTTTTGCAAAGCAGATTGTGAAGATTGAAATTCATCTTGAAGGAATTGCAAATTTTTCTGAAGTTTTTGCAGATCTTCTGTTTTTAAAGATTGTATAAATTGATAAAATCCTATTCCACCACCGATAAGTGCTCCCGCACCCGCTCCATATAAACCACCCGCTCTCCCCATCCCTGCACCTACAAATGCTCCAGTACCGATAAAACTTAATGCTGTACTTATTCCATTAATTGCAGCTTGAGTTTTAATATCTTGGCTAGAACTAAATTGAGATAAAGTTTGCAAAATTATTGGTACACCGACACTAAGGGCAAGAGCAGCGCCACTAAAATTTTGAAATCCTCTTGAAGCATTTCTTGTCTCTCTGCTTAAATCTTTAAAATCTCTGACAAGTTGCTTCGTTGATTTATTCTGCGCTTCTGTTAGAGCGGTTATTTGATACTGCAAAACCTTTGGATCCCCCATGAATGTCGTAGGTAAGTTAACAAAATTTGGTATTAATCCATTAAATGCTCCACTCGTCTTTGCTTTTAGCCCCATTCGCGATACTCCCTGACCTAAACCTAATGGTTCATCTTGAGTATTATAAACACCAAGACCAAGTGGATTATAGGCAGAAGTTAATCTTTTATCTGTCCCTATTCTTACTCTAGAAGGAGAGACTCCAGCACCAAGTTCTCGATCTATTGCATCATTTAACGCAGTAAAGTTAGGTATAAATCCTTTTGCTGCATTTTTTATTCTTTTTCCTGCTGGAAGACCAGGAACACCAGAGCCAACTTGATATGCTTTTTGAATAATATCTCTACGAGCAACGTCATCTATAACTCTTTTTGCATCAGCTTTGATTACATATGGATTAAATTTAAATATTTCATTAAATTTTGATGTTGGTGGAGAAGCCTCTTCAAAATCGAAAGGTTTTTGAGCTGTGTCTTGATTGAAAGCTTTCTCTAAAGCTCCTGTGCCAGTTTTTGTTCCGAGATTTACTGCTGCCTCAAATATAGATCCCTCTGTTCCTTTAGGAAATAGATTTATACCTCCACGCGCATTAGACTGTAGTATTCTTAAAAAATTAGGATCAGGATTTACAGGTCCAAATATGTTTGTTGCGAGTTGAGTTAATGGATCAACAAATAAAGTATTTATTGTTCTAGAAAATTCATTTTCATTTTGTAAAGCATTACGTTCTAAATCTTTAATTGTTCTTGCTTGTATTCCTTGGAAAGTTATTTTTCTTTCATCACCTGGAAATCCAATCTTTGAAAATGTTGTTTGAGCAGTAGTTGGGCCGCTTGCTCCTAATACTCCTACAATTCCAAGTTTAGATGCATTATAAAATTGAGGTTCAAGTTTAGCATTCGCTAAACCTTGCTTGTATTGCTCTTGTTCTCTTTTTGTCCTTAATTGACTTATAGCTTTTTCTTGACTAATATTTCCTTTTAATGTTTGACTAACTAATGAAGCTACAGAAAAATTAGGAATAAATCCTTTTGAAGCGTAAGGGTCAAATCCATATATAGAATTAAATTGACTTTTATAATTTTTTCCAGCTATACTTTGACCAGGAGGCATAATAGCGGGCTGTGTTAATCCTGGAAATTTTTTTACTTTTTCTGCGCTATTGTAAGTAATCGATCCTTCTCCTGGAATATTCATTCTTCTTACATTACCTGGTCTGTAGCCTCCAGCTAATGCGCCAAAAATTTCGGACATTGCAAAATTAGGTATAAATCCAGAACTTTTTGCTTTTAAAGCTCCACCTTTTGTAGTAACACCTCTCGCTAATAATCCGCCAGCAATTGTAGTTGAAATAGATGCGGCTCTTTCTCTCTCTAGCGTTTGTTGACGAATAATATTTAATATTTTATTTTCAACATCTAAAACACTAATTTGTTTATTATACACAGCTGCAACTAATGCTGGTTCTTGAGCTAATACTTGATTTATTTTTGTTTGTATTTGAGCTCTTTGCTCTGCTTGAGTATTTATATTTAATAAAGTTTTTAAAGATTCCCCAGCAAATTTAGCTAAATTTAAAAATAGTTTACCAAATACTGCAGTCAAAAGTATTACCCCAGGGCCACTTACAAAAGTTCCTATACCTTCAAATATACCTTTAGCGACTCTACTTCCTATTCCTTCAGAATCTGTTGTTAAAGATTCTAAACCTTTATTTAACAAATTTAATCCGCTTTCAAAAGTTGGTTGTAAAGATATTTTTCCAAATTCTGCTCCAAGCTCTGTTAAATTAACAAAAGTACGATTAATCAAAGCGGACAGAGTTTGGTTTAGTTTTTCATTTCTAGTTATAGCTTGGTCTGTTGCATCATTAGAAGTCTGTAATGCTCTTGAATATACTGAGTATTCTTTTCCTAAATCTGCCAATGCTGCTCTTAAAATATTGATTTGGAATACGCCACCAACAGTTTCTGCTACTTGAGCACGTTGCGAATCGCTTAATTGATTAAATGTATTAGCTAAATTACTTAAAATTTGGATTGCTGGAAGAGTATTTCCTTCTAATGTTCTTACTTGAATACCTAATTGTTCAAGTTGATCTAAAGTATCTGTTCTTTGTATTCTTGTAAATATCGTCTTTAATGAGTTACCGATGACAGCGCCACCTCTTGCAGTAGTTTGTTGTACGCTAGTTACAATAGCAAGTAATTCATTAAAGTCTACTCCTACATCTTGTGCGGAACTTCCAACTCGTTTAATAGCTTCAGCAAGATCAGCGGAACTTACAGCAAAAGCAGCATCAACATTTGCTAATTTATTAATAATTGTCGTAGAATCTAAAGCAGCATTACTAAAGCTATTAATGGTAGCTGTTAAGGCTTCTACCGCGCTAACTGTATCTAACCCACTTAAACGGGTTAAGATAAGGGCGTCTCTAGTCCTTTTAAGAGTCTCCTCTAAGCCTAAACCTTGACGAGAAAATTCTGTTGCAGCTTGAGCAACTGTATCGAAAGATTGAGCAGTATCTTTTGCTATATTAAATAGACCAGCCCCAAAATTTTGAAGACTTTTTGTACTAACATTTAAAATAACATTAATATCAGTTAATGATTTCTGAACATCTATAGTACTTTTAACAAGTGAAGTAAAAGCCCTTTCTACTGCATAAATTAGTCCTGCGCTAGCTCCGAATGCAATAACACGAGCATTAGAAGCATCTAATGATTTTTGAAACTCATTTGCTGCCCCAGTTATTCTACCTAATGGTTGAGTAAATGCTTTTTCATTTAATCCTTTAAATTTAAAATCACGCCCCAAGGCTTTTTGAATATCTCTTTCGAGTTGCCTTGTATCTGCACCTACTGAAATTGTAGCTGAAGTCCTAGCCATGCCTTATTCCTTTACTACAATAAATTACACGAAAATATGATTAAATATGATAGTTTTGGTTATTTGATACCATGAAGCTTCATTAAATCTTGCATGTTTAATGTACCGCCCTTTTTCAAAGCTTCATTATGTAAACTGACTCCCTTTTCATCTGCTCCAATTTTAGCTAAATCTTCTTTTTTAGCCCCTATGATAGAAGTACCAACGGCTCCTTCACTCTTCTTATTCTCTTTAATACTATTTTTATTGAGTACTTCTTCTACATTTTTACTACTTTCAAGCCAATCAATAAGTTTATCTGGATCCTCATATAGTTCGTCTGCGGGTTTATGTTTTGCCTCAGAAAGTGCATTTCTAAAATATCTAGAATAGCTAAATACTTCGACTTGATAAAAAGTAAGGTATATTATTGGTTTACCGTAAAGATAATATGGACTATCTTCGCACATATTATAAAGACTAAGATAGAAAGACGATAGAGCTATTTTCTTAAGATTTTTTTCTGAAAAATCTTTATTTACATTATTATATATTTCAATTATCTCTGAAATATCTTTATTTTCTAATTCATCAAAATCGCCTTCTGAGAAATATCTTTCATTTAAATTTTTATCTTTATATAAGGAATTATACATATAATATTCATTAACTTTTTTATTAGCATAATCCTCTACCGTAAAACCAAGTAGCTCTTTTCTTTCAGATGCTAATTCTATTAATTTTATATTTTGTTCATTGATTTGTTTATTAATTGAATCAATTTCTTCATTTCTAAATAATTTCGATTTAGTAGTTTTAAGATTAGAAATATATGATTTTATTCTTTGTATCTCTTCATTCTTTTCTTTTGACCAAAGCTTTTCAGCTATTAAATACGCTTCTTTTTCTTCTTCTGTTGGTAAACCATTACTCTTAGCTTTTCTTATAAATTCTTGTCTTTTAGAATCTATATCACCAGAATCAAAGCTTGTATTATGTTTAAAATAAATTTTGGTATTTTTGTAATATACTTCTGAATAACCTTTGAGTATATCAATAAACAGTAATCTTATCTTATTTTTATCTACTGTTTCCAATCATTATTTCTCCGCTTTAGCATTATCCTTATTGATCGCATCGAGAAGTTTAGAGAACTCTTCTTGACTAGCGGCTCTACCTATGTACCAGAAACTGATTAAATATAATAGTTTTTGCAAAGCAATCTTTTCAAGACCAAGCTCAGATTCTTCAATTTCATCATATTTTTTAAGTTTATCTTCGTAAGATCCATCGCCAAAAAGTTCTTTTAACTTTTTATCTTCACCTTCAATAAGACTTAGTTGAAGAACCCACCACATAATAGTTTTATTTCTTGCTCTATTTTCTGCGGTTTGTTCAAAAAGATTAGCTTGAGCCATTTCATATTTTTGAATCATTTCTCTAGCTTCGGTCATGTCTTCAATAACTTTAGATAGTTCACTTTTTTCTTCATCTGTTCTTAATGATTCTTGCTTGAGAGAAAGTTTTTGAAAATCTGTTTGTAAATTGAAAAATTTATTATAAAGATCATTATATTCCTTTTGCTCTTCTTCACTCAGAACCCCGCCATCATTATTAAATCTTTTAGCAAGAAGCGCGCGAGTTAATAGTCCAGCTTTAATTCCTTCTGATAGTCTAACTCCATAGAAAAGTTCAGCTTCATCAAAAAGGCTTCTTGTTGGTTTCTTAATCGCAAGTTTAACAGGAACAGTAGTTTTAACTTTTGAAGTCACTTTAACTTCTTCTCCCTTTTCGTTAGTAGAAACATCTACTTTTTCTACTTCTTTTTCGTGATAGATATCAAATTCAAACATTGTTTTCATATATTTTCTCCATTATTTTCTAAAATATCATTTAGATATTTTTTTATTTTTCCATAGTAAACTACTCCACCAATTGTTTTAATAAATTGATGTTTTTTATTTTCATCCCAATTTTTATAATTTTTAATAAAATTAGGATTTTTAAAAACTGTAACACTTGGTTTTAAGATACCAAAATTATCTTTAAGACTTTTTTGAATGCTTTGAACAGAAAGATTACCCTCAATTATTTGATCTATACTAAAATTATAATTTATTTTTTTGGGTCTCATTTTATTGATATATTTAATTTACTGAAACTTTCTTCTATTTCTCTTATAGCATCATTTGCATTATCGAGAACTCTTTTACGTATTTTTTGATAGGTTTCATCATTTATATTATATCCTGAATCACTTAAATCTTCAAGAATAAAAAAGAAATTCTTGTATATATTTGTAATTTTTCTCTTTATCTGAAAAAGAGTAATATCTTTTATAGGACTATTTTCCATAATCTTTTACCTTTATTTAAACCTTTAACCTAAATATTATTACACAAAAAATAACCCCCGCGAGAATGCGGGGGTTACTTTGTAAGTTAACTTAATTATTTATTAATATTGACCACTAATAAACAATCCATTATTTAAGTCTTCTGGTCCACCAACTTGAGTACTGAATGTTAGTGTTACGGTCTTATTTGCACCGATATCAGAACTAAATTCTTGACTATCAAGTTTAGCGCCCTTTAACTTATATTGAGCAACTACAGTTGTATCATTACATGCTGGTTTTTCAATTGTAACGACTGGTGTATATGTCGCAGAATCATCGCATACTAGAGATGCAAGATTTCCAGCTACCATATCAGTTACTTGAGCATCAACACTCATTGTTACTGTTAATGGAAAATCGATTGGCCTTGTGAAAGCGAATCTACTTCCAAGTCTCTCAATTGGAGTACGACCTAAATCAAAGCTAATTGTATAGCTTTGAACATTCATTGTGCTTGTATTTACTCCACCACCAGTTGTTTGAGGAATTGTTAATGTAATATCTCCTGGACGAAGAGCGCTAATTCCACTTACTGTACTATTTGTAGAAGTATTTTGCAGTGCAAGTGGTAATTGATAAAAATTATTTAAATTAGAACCATTCACTGGATTTACGGCTGGGACATAATTTCCACTCAATCCTTGTTGGAAGTTCATATTCAATCCTTCAACATTAAGGGTGCAGGTTGGGAAATTACCTACTGAACCTTCGGTTGAGTAAGAAGTAATGAATCCATTACCAATTCCAATTACTCCGTTTGAGCCGCTTGTTGAGTTGTTAAATCCAACAGCATCACTTCCTTCTGGAACAGTGCGAATAAAATAATTTCTTTCATCTTGAGTTCCATTAAGGAATCCAGAAATAGCAGAAATATCTTGAGTTGTTCCAGCGGTAGCAATTGTAAATCCTAAATTATTTTCATTAATTAGATTTGCTAAGATGTAGCTAAAATCAAGAGATACAGTTGGGTTCGTTAAAATTACGCGATCAATTGCAGCTAGTTGGCCAAATTGATTAACGTCTGTACGATCTACTGTAAAACTATAGTTTGCAGTTTGAATTCTTTGAAGTTGTTTTACTAGATTAGTATTATCATTTGGTGTATTTGTATCTCCACCAACTCCAGGTGTGAAAGTACCATAATGATAACCTGTGGCTGGTGCTGGGCCAGCGTATAAAGCTTCAGATTGATAAATTATTCTATTTCTTGGCATATTATTGTTTCTCCATTTATCTTTATTACACTGATTTTTTTATATTTTTCTTTTTTTTATTGATGGGGTTGCCTATTTTGAGCTAATTCAAAATCAATAAAAGCTGTGAAAAGATTAGGATTTAACTTATTATAACTATTACTAAGCCTACTATCTGTTTTAGAAATACTCACATCATTAATATATAAATATTCATAATCAGACTGTTTATTTGCAGTTAATTCTTGATAATTAAAGCAATGCCCTGTGCAACTACCAAGCATATTAAATGGCATTTGATTATCATATATTAGAGGTACAAATTGTCTAGCTGTGTCTCTAAATATACTAGTAACTGCATCTAATTTAAATATATTATCTGATAGCACTATAGCTCTTACGTTAATATATGTAGTATCCATACCTCCAAAAGCTAATGGCTCATTAGAGCCGCCCTGATATTTAAGATATATAACAGGATAAGTTTCAGCATTTGAAGCTAGTCCAGTAGGATTTTGAAAGGTTTGAGGCTTTAATTGAAATTGAGTCTCAAATAATAAATCTTCTTCTGTTTCACTAGTTAGATAAATATTGAAATCTTTAACTGCATAATTTCCACTTATTGAACTTGGTGCGCCAGCTATTGGTTGACTAAAATATAATTGACCTTGACTAGCATTAATTCCGCTTAGATAATTTTGACCAACTTGAGTGAAAACATTATTAATATATACCCCGCTGATAATATTTGCGTTAGGTACTGATTCATCAATAACCATTTGTTTAAATGGAGCACCATAAGTATAATATCCGTAGTACCTAGTGTCTATTGGCCAAAAATAACTAGAGTGATTTGTAAAAGCTTCCCCTTGAGTTAATAGTTTATTATCAAACCAAAATAACATACTAGTCATTGCGATATTATTGAATTGTACTTTCATTTTACTTAAAACTTTCTATAAAATTTTTATATAATACACTGAAATATTTTGTTGGTTTATAAGAAGCTCGTCTAATTTTATTTTTGCTTTGTATAGCTTTTCCAGAACGACTAGTTGGAAATAATAAGCCATATAAATAATTACTAAATCCAGATATACCCTTTTCTACTCTTTTCAACCAACTATTACCACCTTCGAATGGCATTGGAGTATAACCTTTTAATTCATCTAAAGATGGTGAATATACTTGAAAATTAAATATTCCATCTTTCGAAGAAATTTGTCTAATTGTTGTATTCTTTTCAACGATATCTACTAAATCATCTATTGGTTTATCTCCAGCATCAAATCCAATGAAAGTATATAAATTACCTTCTCCATTTAAAGTATTAGAAATATTTTCTGCTTCTGGTCCACCAGCAATTTCTTGAGATATCGGATGTTCGAGAATCTCAGATATATATTCTTTTTTTCTTTCTTCTAGAATTTTATTTGCAATTATACTTGCTTCTTTCTCTAAAGATTTAGACTGCACTTTAGAAATTTCACTATTTAAAATAGACCTATTAATTCGACCAGCCATTATTTTGTCTCCTGTAAGTAGTATTGATAATAAGTATTATTTAAATATTTTCTTACTCCAGCAGTTGTTATTTTATTAAATGTCTTGCCATCGAATTGAATATTTAAGGTTGTGCCGTTATCTATATAATTCTTGGCGCTTTCTTTAACAATTAAAGTTACAATACCTTCAGCTATACTTAGTCTTAAATCTGTTAATAAATCTTCGCTTTGTTTTTTATTATATGATATTCTGCCTTTAAATGTAGCTTGAACTGGTATATAATTGTAAGCTTCGGGCGTTGATTGAGTATCATAACCAAATAAGGGAGTTGTTGCAGGAGTAACAAGAACTTTTAAAGGTTCTTTATTAACAACAAATTCTCTAGAAAAATATTCAAAAAACTTATCAAACTCTTTAGAGAATTTATCTGCTACGCTGGGATCTATAAAACTCATTTTTAACCAGCGTTATATATTGTGCGAATATTATATAACGCATCCCTCTCTGAATTATAAGATCCTGGTATTGTGTCATCTCCAGCGACTTGAAGCGGGGTAATTTCATTTATTTCATATTTATAAACTAAAGATTTTAATTCTTCATATTCTTGCTTACGGATTTGATAAAAACTTTTTAAAACTTCGTTTGTATTTAATTTTTGAACACTACCAAAGTCATCTTTAATTGAAGTATAATCACTAGAAGCAAGACTTCCTATGCTTTTAATTTTAATATCAAAAAAGTATATAGAGTACATTTTTTTGAATATATATTTTTGTATATCAGTAAGATTTGGCGTGATTTCTAATGTTGAGCTATCAATAATAAATTCAGTATTTATCATATTACCTAGTCCACCAATATTTCTTCTTACCCATGCTGCAATTGCGGCTATACTAAAATCTGATGGTTCTCCCATTTCCTCATATATTTCTTGTGCAATAGATGTAACAGTATTAATAATCATACTTTAAATTACACTTTAAATTATTATAAATTTAAAGTAAAGTAGAGACTATTTTTTCTGAATTAAATAATTCTATATTCAAAATGTTGCCAAGACCACTAGTATTATTAGTATTCTAAACATACAACGGGAGATTTACGTGTTCTAGACCATATTCCTGTGCCAATTTTAGATTTCAAATCTGAGCCACTTTCATAAATAACAAAATCAGATAAAGTAGGACTACCTCCATCTAAAAATGTAGATGATCCGGTAGCAACCCCAAAGTAACTTAAAAATCCATTAGCGGCTATATTTCTAAATGTAATTGGAGACGCTGTTCCAGTATTGCAAGACGCTAGGATATAAGCTCCTTTAGATAAAGTAATATTAGTCTTTAAACGTTGAATGCTTGGTACCTCACTTGTTAAAACATCTAATGTTCCAGAATAAAATAAATTACCCCCTTCAAATCCTGCGCCAGAATAAATACCAATTTTAATTGATGTATCTGATGCTCCCACTGCGGACGTGCTCTCTATGCAAAGATTTGGGTTTATAGCGTCTTTTTTTAGAACAAATGGAAAATAATTAATAATACCACTTGGCGATATTGCTGTACCAAAGGTTACTGTTGAATCTGGGACATATCTTCTAATATTTTGCGATGGTGGATAATTTGATGCTAAATTTGGAACAATTATATTATTAAAAATTCCAATACCAGAAACGTTTATGTTATTAGCAAAAGTTTTAATACCGCTTATATTTTGGTTGCCTGTATTATAAACTAGATTAGGAGAAATAATGCCTGATGCAAAAGTTTTAATTCCATCAAGAGTCTGATTTCCAGTATTATAAATTATATTATTTGCATAAAAATTATCTGCATAAAAATCTCCATCCGTAAACTCTGGCGTTTTAGAAATGTAAATCCCAGAAGGATCACCATAGACTGTTCCTACTAGATATTTAGCATTAGAACTTAAAAATAATGAGGTCCAATTTTTTGTATCACTTTTTTCTTGCCAATCAGCCCCATAATTTGTTGATATATATAATTTATTATTATATCCGCATACGCCAATTACAGAGCCGTCATCATTCATACCTCCTATTCCATCTATAGGTAAACCAGTTGGACCAACCCCTGTATTCCAACTGTTTCCATAATCATATGAAATAAAAATACTTTTTTTACTTAATTCAGATGGAACAGATTGAGTACATAAGAGTTGTATTTTACCTAAATTAGACATCCCTGCCGCCATAAATCTTTGATTGCATACTGATAAAGGCAAATATCTTTCAGTCCAAGTATTTCCATAATCATTTGAAGTATAAAAAAATCCAGTATCAGGTGGAAAACCATAAGAAACAGCTAGTTGATACTGTCCATCTCCATTCATAGCACAACTTTTGAATAATAATTGTGTTCTACCTACTTTTCCTACTATAGGATAAAGACCACCCTGTGAGATCCAAGATTCGCCATAATTATTTGATGTATATAAACCAAATAAAGGTTCGTTCTCAATATCGATTCTATCATAATAAACAACTGCTGTTTGATATCTACCATTTGCGCTCACAGCAATTGATGAGAACCTTGAATATCCGTCAACATCATTAATGATTTTTTCTTGCCAATTGTTTCCATAATCTTTAGAAAGATAAATGTTTCCGCTAAAAACAACGGCTGATTGATATTTACCATCTGCGCTAGCTGCAATACCAAACCACGTTTTTGGCGATAGATTTTGATTTATATTCCAATTTTTTCCATAATCATTAGAATTAAACATATTTCCTGTAGTATTTCCAAAAACATTTCCAGCTACAGCAGTTAAATATCTTCCGTCTGTACTACCTGCGACTTGTTTAAATAAAGGATTAGTTGGATTTGATAAATTTGATGGAGTAAATTTTTCTCCAATTCTAGGGTTAACAACTTGTTTAACTCCGTCTAGAATATTTATTTTTCCAACAAAATATCCTGCATTATAATTTCCAGAATAATTTATACCAGTTAAATATCCACTTGGTTCACTTGTATAATTATTTAAAATATTACCTGCGTATATTTCATTAAAATTACCAGTCGAATTAGAATTTAAAGTTAAATTTGTTAAATTAACTGTAGCTGTAGAATCATCAATATTAAATTTTTGATCTATTGAAGATGTTTTTTTACTATATATAATATGATTCATATGTATTTTAATTTACGCTACAATTAATATAAGTACCATACTTAGAATAAGGATTGCAACCAAAACAATTTATAAATTTTGAATTTTCATTTATTGTTACATTAGGGCCTGCACTACCGAAAGAATTGCCTTCGCCAATACAATTTATAAAATCTCCATATACTGATCCTACAGCAAAACCAATTCTTCCACCAAATGAATTATCTCCTGCTTTACAATATTTAAATTTACTTAAATTTATATTATATCCTATTCCAAAAGAGTAATTTCCAGCGCTACAATATTCAAAGTCTGTTGAAGTTAATGCACCCAGAAAAGAAAAATCTCCAGCAGTGCAATATTTTAATATCGCAGAGATAAAATCTCCACAAAATGAATAATCTCCTGCTTTACAGTTTCTAAAATTTCCTGTTATTTGATTAGGTAAAGATAAAGCAGCAAAGTAATTACCAAAAGAGTAATTTCCAGCCGTACAATTAGTAAATTGTCCAGAGAGAACACTGCTGTATATGGACGAAGAAATCCTTCCACCGAAAGAGTAATCTCCGCCAACACAGTTTAAAAAAGATCCACTTAAATTAACATGTCCATATAGACTACCAAATAAATTATTTCCTCCAGAACAATTTACATACTTGCCACTATATATAAGATAAGAACTTAACCCACCAGGAGTGGGCTTTGATCCTGCAAAAAAAATATTTTCAAGATAAGTAAGAGGTAAATCGCTATTTGGAAAATAATCAAAACCAGACCCAATATTTTGTATTTTTAAATTATATAAGTCTACATCATTAGCTGTTTGAATTATAACTCCAGTGGAATTATTGGTTTTTATATAATGGCTGTTTGTATCAGATGTTGAGCCAATTATGTCTATATATTCAGCATCTAAAGTTAAACTTTGAGTTCCAAGATCATATATTGCAACTGGTAAAATAATATTAAGTCTATTCGTTGCGCTTTTTGCTATTCCATTCGGATTTGTGCTTTTTGCAAGAGAGTAAGCTGCGAGGAGATTATTACCATTAACTATAGCATTATCTGTTACTTTAACAGTAACATAATTTGCGCTATTTAATTTATTTAATATATCAGCCATTTTAACTTATTCCTCCATCAGCACTAATTGTTACCCAACCAGTATAACCAACGTTATTTACACCCACTAACTGAACACTTTCATTTTTATAAAGATTAAGAGTAGAAAATCCATCTATAGTTCTCTCTACAGATCCTGTTATAAGCAATATTCCAGAGTTAAGATTTTTAGCATAGTAATTAATACCAGAAATTATGCTACTAGGTAAAATTCCTGTTATATTATTTGAACTATTAGCAAAATTTAAATAATTATCACCAAAAAAGAAATTAGTTGAATTATAAGAATAAGATGATAGTTTTTTGTTAGTTATTTGTAAAGTATTAAAAGAGCCAGTATTAGCAAAAGTTTTATCCCCATAAATATTTTGATTTCCTGTAGTATAAACTATATTATCTAAATTTATGGTACTTATACTTTGAGAACCAGTTAAAACAGGATTCCCAGAAATATATATCCAACCACCAGATACATAAACATTAGTATCTACTAAATTCATAGTAACACCAGAGAATTGAAATTCACTGATATTACTAAGATCTACCGAATTAAAGATTCCTGTTCCTTGAACTTCTATGTTATCTACAAAAGTTTTATTACCAAGGATTGTTTGATTGCCAGTGTTATATACCAGATTTGGCGCAATTACTTCATTGGAGAAAATTCCACTTCTACCTACTAGAGTTTTAGCCTTAAATATATTTGCCATGTCCTTATTCCTTTTGTTGGCTTGCACCAAACTGTCGCTTTTTAAGGCGAACTAAAGAATCAGATAGAATTACACTTAATAATATTATTGAATACTAGCAAATGTATGTATTTTAGCTCCAACTTCAGCTAAATCATCAGATAATAAACCTGTGTATCCATAAGTTTGAATATTACTTATGCTTAAATTATATAGTATATTTCCTGGAACTTCTAGTGTGGCTTGAATTTTTGGTATAGGTCCACCAAAGGATATTGGATAATTTATTTGATAAGAATCACTACCAGCAGTTAAAAGTGTTGTGAATATTTGTTGATTAGATAATATTGTATTAATTTGATTTTGAAGACTTGCGCCAGTTGAGTTTAAATTGATTATTGTTGCAAATTTGTTATCAGCTACGCCACTATAGTTTTCAATATCTTGTCTTGAAGCAATTTTATTTAGTGTTGAGAGATCACTTGCTCTTGTAGAAATGCCAAAAACAAAATTATCACTATGATCAAAACCAATTATTGGCCCAGAATCATTAATACCAGTTAATCCTGCGCCGGTTACAAAGAAGATGCCTCCATCTGTAGCCCCACCAGTTAAGTTTAAAAGTATGTATGGACTTTGAACATTAAAGTTTTGAGTGCTTACAATCGTCTCTGTGCCTGTTACAGTAAGATTATTTATAAATACAGTATCATAAAAACTTTTATTACCATAAATATCTTGATTTCCGAATGTTAGAACAGAGACTCCACTTAAAGAATTTATTTTATTATCTAAAATTGAACCAGTATTATAAATCTGTAAAGTTAAACTATTAATCTGAGTCTGTAGATTACTTCCTGTAACATAGAAGCCAGACGCTAAATTACTACCAGTCGTAAATAGATTCGTAGTAAGCGTATTAACTTGCGTTTGCAAACCGCTACCAGTAACGTAAAGGTTATACGCTAAATTACTACCAGTCGTAAATAGATTCGTAGTAAGCGTATTAACTTGCGTTTGCAAACCGCTACCAGTAACGTAAAGGTTATACGCTAAATTACTACCAGTCGTAAATAGATTCGTAGTAAGCGTATTAACTTGCGTTTGCAAACCGCTACCAGTAACGTAAAGGTTATACGCTAAATTACTACCAGTCGTAAATAGATTCGTAGTAAGCGTATTAACTTGCGTTTGCAAACCGCTACCAGTAACGTAAAGGTTATACGCTAAATTACTACCAGTCGTAAATAGATTCGTAGTAAGCGTATTAACTTGCGTTTGCAACGAATTGCCAGTCGAAGCAAGATTCAATCCTAACGTATTAATTTGTCCTTGAAGTAAACTACCAGTAGTTAATAGATTTGCATTTGTAGCAAATTGGTTATTTGCCCAACCACTATAGTCTACTTGTCTAGTATTTAAAATACTACCTGTTTCAAATAGGTTTAATGTTAATGTATTTACCTGACTTTGTAATGAATTTTGAACATTAGTAAGATCATTTCTTAATATTCCACTAGCTCCATTAATTTGAGATATTAGGTATTGATTTGAACCAGAAATTACTATAATATTTGTAGCTACATTTGGAACAACCGTGATTCCATCTTGTCCAGTAAGAATTCCGCTACCAGTAATATTATTTAATGAAAATGCTGGTCCAGTTGCACCAGTTGGACCTACTTCTCCTCCTCTTAAAGTATAAATAACTAAATTAGAGGCATTTGGTAATGTATAAAAAGTATTTAGACCATAAGTTTTCTCCGCTCTCAACCTAAAGATATCGCCAATATTTGCATTTAAAACTATAGATGATGAAACGCTTGACTTTGTTGTAGAATCTAATATTGAATCAAAAGCTTGAGAATTAGATATTTCACTAAATGTAATTCCATGATCTATACTTTTCTCTAAGTAAGTTCTAAAAGTAGAATAATAACCACCATAAGCTGAAATAGAAGCTTCGTAAGTAAATAAATACTGATCATTTGCATTAATTTCTATTTCACTATTTGGTAATAATACAAAGACTGATGGATTAGAATTTACTGCGATATAATTTAAATTAATTGTTACTGGTGAGAACCCGAAATTTGTATTACCAATACTATCATAAATATATATTCTATCTGAAGCTGTACCAGGATCACCTTTTGGTCCTTGAGGGCCGACCGCACCACTTGGGCCAACTGCACCACTTGGACCAGTTGCTCCAGATAAACCAGGAGCTCCACTTGGCCCAATTAATCCACTAATCTGTCCACTTAAAAGTAATGGAATTCCACTTACTGTAGGTATTTCAAAAAAGTTTTTTTGACCAGATATACTTTGATTTCCTGTTGTATATACAATTGTATTTGGTAATGAAGCAGCTTCGCCACTAAGTAAAAATCCAGTTCCATTTACGTTTGGTCTTTGAGAAAAAGTTTTTATTCCATCAATTACTTGATCACCAAATAATAAAACTGAATTCCCACTTAATGAAGTTATTCTGTTATTTAAATATGATCCAGTATTGTATAAATTTAAATTTAAAATATTAATTTGAGATTGAAGATTATTTCCAGTAATAATCAGATTTGAGGAAATATTATTTATGCTATTAGATAAAATACTTCCAGTAGAATTTAAATTTATCGTTAAAGTATTAATCTGTGAACTTAAATTGCTTCCAGTTAAATATAAATTATTTATTGTACTAAAAGTATTATTACAATATCCACTTAAAAAATTAATTTTATTATCAAGATTACTACCGGTAAGATAAACATTAGATATTGTTGCGAAAGTATTATTTGTATAACCACTAAATGCGATTATTTGATTTTGTACATTTCCAGTATATATATTAAATCCAGTTAAAGAAACATATCTTTTATCTAATTCTCCAGTATTAATTATTCCTGTTGCACCACTAGGACCAGTTGGGCCAGTTGGACCGATAGGACCAACCGCTCCACTTGGTCCTGTGGCACCGCTAGGACCAACATTACCAGATGGCCCAATAGGGCCGGCTGGGCCTTGAGGACCAGGCAGAATAATATGAGTATTATAATCTATTGATGGAGAATCTGTAGTTGATTGTAATGGAGATGGTAAATTTACACGAGCTGCAACAGATGTTGATGGCGAACTAACCTCAACATTTGTCCCATTTGAAACAATAACATCAACATTGATTTCATCCATAAATTAGAATGTTGTAACTTCTGGACTAACAATAAATTTACCTCTGAGTAATTTAATAGAATTTCCAGTGGGAACATTATAAGGAAATCTTTCTATATCATATACAAAAGAACCAACTGGCATATAAGCCATTGCATGTGAAGATACATTAATATTAACTAATCCAGAAGCATAATAGGAACCATTTTCACCACTATAAATCGTTGGGTTAAGATTTAGAAGTATTCCAGAAATATAATTTCCAGAAGAATCTAAAGCTGGTGGGGAGCCAAAATAAGCATATTTAACTGCACCTCTAACGTCATAACCACTTAAATTAACTGGAACATTATATTGATCTTTTACTGAAAGAGTAATTTGAAGATTATCGCCTTGAAGAGTATTTATATTATATGAGGTTGCCATATAATAAATTACACAAACAAATAAATTAATTTCTTAATTAATAAAAATAAGGAATATAAATTCTACCGCCCGCAGATTCTACATTAGTAGAAATAACGCCAACTCTTGTTCCCATGCTTAAATTTATACCAGTTCTACCTTGGAGTTTAACTATTGGTGCAGAATCTGGATTTGTATAAAATCCAGAGGCTCCTCTAAATCCAGTAATAGACCATCCAGTTTGTGGAGTCTGATTTTCGCTATAATTATTATTAATATAATAAACACCACTTGAAAGATTATCTACGATCAACCATGTTGGTTCAAATTGAGGATTTGTATGATTTCCATAAATCACAGAAATATCATCTGATGGATAACTAACGATTGAATTAAAATTATAAGCTTTATTAAACCCTTGTTTAATTTTTTGTTGATAAAAAACACCAGTAAATTCTGTAATTAATTCTAAAGCTGGAGCTGGATTTCCTCCACTGAAACCATTTAGACCGGTAGCAATCCATCCTGTTAATGGGAGAGTATTATAATCTTGATTTCTATTTATGTAAAATGCCCCATTACCTTGATATCTTCTTATTGTCCATAATGTTTGTGCACTAAAATTAACTGGAAGTGGATCAGGAATTAAATCACTTGTATATGATATAAATAAATCTTTATCTTTGGATTCGTAAAAATATGGTCCTACAATATTTTTATTTTGTCCAGTGAATAATATGGAAGGGATTTTATTAAAATAATTATTATATTCAAATGTATATAAACTTCCATCATAATTTAATCCAGTAAAAGATAAGATACCAGAAGTTTTATACCTTTCACCTCTACCAGAATAATTAAATGTTTGTAATTGTATTTCGTCTGCGTTAAAGTTATAACTTGGATCTTGAAATATAGTATTATTGTAAAAACCACTTTGACCAAGAACATATTCTTCTTTTGCATATCCTTGTAAATCTTCTCCCATTATAATTTCTGAATTATTATATTTGGGTCTTATATCTGAATACATATTTATTCCATCTTGACTAATTTCAAAAGATCCATCTGAGGAATATAGCATTATAGTGTTATCTTTATTTCTTCCTGTTTCTTGATAATCATAACCTATTAATATAGAATTATAATCACCTGTTTTAATTGTATTGTCTCTACCAATTACAAAAGTCCCAAGACCAGAAATTTCATTATTTGTACCAAAAATATAATTTTCATTTGTATTTTTTATAATGTTTTCTTTTCCAATAATATATGAATCATTTATTATTGAGCTGTCATTAGAATAACCAATAACATAATTATTACTTCCAGAATTACTCAAATTACTTTGACCAATATAGAAATTATGTAGTGTGCCAGTATTATACCTACCTATATTATTATTATCACCGAATATGTAGTTATTATATGTTCCACTAACGAGATTAGTGCTTCCAATAATGACATCAGAATTTCCATTTAGTAAAGTAGTATTTCCATCGCCCAATATAAAAGCCTGATTTCCAAGAATAAAATTATTTTCACCAAGGATGTAATTATTGTTTCCGCTAGTAGCATTTTCAAAACCAACAATTAAATTTCCTGTAGTAGGATTTTGATTTATATTAGAATTATTCATTCCAATAACAATTTGTTGTTGTGAAGAATAAATATTATTTCCTATACCAAAGACAATATACTGAGTTGATTCCGAAGAGCTGTTATCATCTCCAATGGTTATACTTGAATATCCTGTAATATTTGAATCATAAATAGAATTATTATTTCCCAAAAGTGTAGCATTTCTAGCTACTTGAAAATAATTTCCGTCTCCAATATTGATTATATTTCTTGCTCCTGATATAAAACTATTGTAATCGCCAAAAGTATATACTTCCCATACATCTGAGGCTTTTGCTTGTTCGGCAGATTTAGACCGAACGAAAATATTATAAGATCCTAGATTAAATAAAGTATTTATTCCAGAAACATTATTAAAAGATCCTATATTATTTACTAATGAACTTTTATATACTTTTGAAGTTCTTCCAATGTTTAAACTTGAACTTACATCATCTAAACTATTTCCTGCTCCAATGTTTATTAAATTAGATCCCGATGCAGAATTAAATGTACCTATATTTATATTATCAGCGTTTAAAATGTTTGCTCTTGGAAAAGACGAGTTTAATCTTCCAATAGATACCCCTTTATCAAAGATGATATTTGTTTTACCTATATTTACTGCATCAGTATCAATTTTATCAATATTGATATTAGAAATACTTAACCCAGAGAATGGAAAGATTCCAACTCCAGTGGGCCTAATAACTAAATTTAGTTTTGCCAATCCTGACGGAAATTCTGTAAATTTATTAAGATTGTTATTGTATATTTGTAGATATACTTGGCCAGTTGTAGCGCTCATCTTAAATTATTACACTTTTTTTAAATAAAAAAAGTCAAAAACATTTTATATCATTTACCCTCAGCAAGAACATCTTTTGATCTTTTATCTAATCCTACAGAATTATCTGTATTCTTTGGAACATTAAATGTAGAAATAAATTTTTTAAATTCAGAAATAAGCCTTTTAGTTAACATATCTCTATTATCAATTGGCACAAGGCCAACTTTATTAGCATGCGCTTGAAGATCACTTTTATTCATTTCGCTTATATAGTCGATATATTCTTTTAAATTTGTAGTTTTATATTTACTCAAACCAGTATCTCCCCAAATTTGGTCCAATGTCTTATATTCTATATTCTCTAGTTTTCCATGAGTTTGTGAAAGATTCTCTAATTTTTTCTTTTGTTTTGGCATAATATTCTCCTTAATATATTATAAATTTAGATAACTAAAAATCTAAAGTATTTATAAAAAGAAAAGACCCAGCAGGGATTAACCTGCTGGGCCTTTAGATTTAATCTAATTAAATTTAGATTTTGATGCCGACAATTGCGCGACCATCGATGCAAACGCGACCCTCTTCGAGAGAACCGTAGAAACCAGTTTTCTCAGAACGGGAAACGAATTGATCGTCTGGAAGAACAGTGAATGTTCCACCAGTTTCAGATTGACGAGCAACTGGACGAATGAATGCTTCCTTGCTAAGGTCGAGACCGATAGCAATTTCTTGATTAGAAGCATCAAATGCATAAGATCCTCTTAGAGCGCCAAATAGAGCGTTATATTTCGCACCAACGCCTAGTTCGACTAGCTCATGGATTGTTACTCCATATAGAGATTCTGTGCCAGCTCCGCGATAAATTTCTTCACGGACATTATCTGGAAGATTTGTTCCAGTTCCAGAGGAAACTGTGAATGGTTGGTAAGCAAATGCACGGATGTCAGCTTTGATCTCGGGGCTAACAAATAGATCTGTTAGTCCATAAGAATCAGTTGTAGTACCACCAGCATAAGAAGTATTAATTCTTTTTACTAATGTCATTAAACTGTTGAGATCAGAAAGTTGGAATGTGCCAGCTGTTGTTGCGGAGGCGATATGGCCACCAGTTACACCAGTGTTTGTTCCAACTGCTGGAGTGCGAGCTTCAGCTAGAGCTTTTAGGACTACTGCCCAAGCATTACGTTCTTGTTTTACGAGAACTTCATTGCTCATTCTTTCGACAGCCTTACTAATTACGTCTAGGCGGCCACGACGAGCATAGCGTTTTAGAAAGCTTACAGCGCTATCTAGACGATAGGTTGAAACTTTTAATTCGCTAAAGCCTTCTACGGAAGAAGAAGGAAGACCACCTGCTACACTTTGACTCCAAACTGTAACATAGTCTTGACTTTGATCATTCCATAGATCTAGAGGAAGACTGGGATTATCGTCTTCATCATATGGTGCATCAGCATAAATTGCACTAGCTGTACCAGCTTGCATTAGAACCTTACTAACTACTGGTCCAATGAAAGCGGCAAAAGCCTCAGAAGCTTCGCGAGCTACAGTAACATCTCTGCTACCCATAGCTTTTACAAGCTCAACTTGTTCTGGGGTATTTTTTAGTTTGATTTTCATTTTTTATAATCTCCTTGCTTAGAAGCTGAGTTTGATTAAAGCTATGCCATTAACTGGCTTGCTTAGAAGACGACCAACTGTAGCATTACCAGCGGTTGTGGTTAAACCAGCGGTAGCACTAACATAAACTGGAGCGCCTACGTTTGCGGAATTAGAAATATCACTTCCGCTATAGACAACTACGCCTTTAGTTAGAACTGGAACGGCTTGTCCACTAATAACTACGCCTTTTTCAGCGGCTTTACGTGGATTGAAAACTAGTTTCTCGCCATTTTCATCTAATTCTTGGGTACTCATAAGAGTAATGCCAAGGGCATTCAAATCTGTATTTGTTGCTGGTGCTACTTTAGCATTTACAACATAACGATTTGAAACAACGTTGCTTAGTCCTGGAATTCCGAGGGTTGCTCCGAGTTCAACAGGTACTGCTCCAAGAAATCCTGTTCCACCAAGAGCTGTATTATCAGCTACTGGTTGAAAACCATTTCCTGTTACTTTTACTACTGTGCCAGCTGTTGCAATAACACCATTGGCGTCTTGCTGAGCTTCTACGGCAAATAGGTTGACTACATCATGTTCGCTGTAGTCTCTGAATGGTCTTAGTGTATGTGCCATATTATTTCTCCTTATTTATTAATTTATATCAAATCCTTCAAAACCGAAAGCTTTGCTATACTTTTCGCGTAACGAAACTTCAGCGGTTGTTGTTGAATTTGGGATTGAAGTCTTTTCAACATTTGAGTTGTCGAGAACTTCATCTACAACTTCGGTTGCAGATTGTTCAGAAGATGTCGAGGCTTTTACTTCCTCTTTAACTTCAGAAGCTTTTGCTTTCATGTCTTCTTCCATCTTAGTTTTTTTAGCAGCTTTATTTTTTTCTTTCATAAGAACTGCCATTTTCTTTTTATATCCAGCAAATGCTTCTTCATCTAAATCTTTAATATCACTAGCTAAAATTTGACGATCTTCGTCAGATAGATCGAATTCTTCATCAAGAGCAGCCATTCTTAGATTGAATGCTTCTTCTTTAGCTTTAGCTACTTTTTCTTCTTCGAGTTTAGCAAGAGCAGCCTTGAGTTTTTCAAGTTCTTCTTTTACTTTTTCACTCTCTGTAGAAAGTGCTTCGTATTTTTCCTGAGCAGCTTTAATAGCAACATCTTTTTCACTCTTTTCAGCTACGAAAGCTTCTGAAGCTTTCTTTAGCTCTTCTTGAATGAAATCGGTTACGCTAGAGGCTGTGACTTGCTTTAGTAGCTCGTCAGTAATTTGATTGATATTTTCTATTTTCATAATTATTCTGTTTATAACTCCTTCTTGATTTACAGTATTTTCTGTATTTTGTGAAATGTTATTTTCACCATTATTAGAGGATTCAGATTCTTCTTCTTTAGGTTTAAATTCAATAACTGCTATTTTTTCCTCATCTTTTACAGCTACACCTTGTACATCAGCGGCAGGATTTGATGTTAATCCTATACCTAAAGGAATAACATCCCCTATTACTTGACGATAAACATAGGTATTATTATTGATTTTACCTGTTCCTCCAAAAGCTTTTAAATTTTTACTTAATTTGTCTTTTTCTTCTTCATCTGTTACAAATTTGGCATCTTCTAGGTTTTTATTATTATTATCTAATAATACTAAATCATATTCACTAAATCCAAGTTCCCAAGAAGCACTTACTTTCATGTAATTTTCACTAGATGGATCATTACTTTCTTCAATTAAATTAGCAAGTTGAGGATTAATAATTTTCCACATTACTCCACCAAGAGTAATATAAAATGGTTCTTTCATAGATTTAACATCTAATTCAGCAAGAGATTCATTTGATCCAAATTTACTAAAACTAGCTGTTAAAATACAACCAACTACTCTTGAACGATCATGTTCAATATTAATTGGTTTATTAATAAAATTTTTCATCATTTCAGCGGCTGTGGTTGAATTTATAACATCACCATTTTTATTTACTCTATTAACAACACAAGCATCAAAAGCTATAGGCAATAAATCAATATTTTTTTCTGTGTCAATATCTGGTAAAAACTTTTTTAAATTTGCGATTGAAGCCAAAGATAGATATTTGTCTTTTTCTTCACTAACTACTGGTTTAATATGAATATTTGCAAATGTTGTGTTATACTTGAATTCCATGATTATACCTCAAAAGTAAAATAAAAACCTTCGTCTTCATCATCTAGATAAAGTTCATCTACATTAGTAAAATCAAAACCATTTAGATTATATTCTTTAATATCTATTTCTGCTTGATTAAAATCTTCGTCATCTGGATCCAAATTAGCTTCTACAATATAATTATTAGTTGAAGCTTTTGCTATATCACTATCTGCTTTTCTGTAAGAATCTTTTACTTTTCCGCCTCTTACCATTTTAAGAAACATATTCACGCGGGCCATGGCCCAAGAAACTCTTGATTGTCCTGGTCTATGAGAAGATGAGAATGCGCCAGCGCCTCTACGAAATACTTTCTTTAATTGTCCAAGAGTAACTTTTTTCTTATTTTTACTATTATGTTCTTTAACTTTATTTTTAAGAGCTTCTATAACTTTTTTAGAAAATTCAATAGCTTTATCGCTTTTTGTACCAGCACTTTCTGGTTTATTACGGTTTGAACCTTTGCGTCTTTCGCTTGGTTTTGCTGGAGTCTGAGCTGATGATTTTGGGCCACGTCTTTTGGCTTGAATAAAATCAAAACCATATTGTTCTGAATCATAATTCATATATTTATTAATATTACACTTTAATTTAATTAATTTAAATTATTTTTTCTTTAATTCTTCTGTAGCATCAGCCGCAGATCCCATTGTAGCAGTATCTGGATATTTAGTAGGTAATTCTCTGCTTTGGTAACTTGAGTCTGAACAGGAAGTCAATATAAATAATAATGATAATACAATATATTTCACCATAAAATATTACACTTATTGATTTTTAAATTTTTCTGAAATAATCTTATCTGTTTCTTTTATATTATCTTTAGGATTAATTATTACATTTGCTAATGCCTCTTCAATTATTTTAGCTTCAGCGTCTCTTCTACGACTCATGCCTTTTTCTATACTTCCACCCATCCATATTCTTTTCATTTTTCTTATTTGCTCTGCGATTTGAAACAGATTTTTTTCATCAAAGATTTGCGCTTTTGCCATAATATCTCGAATAGCTTTCATTTCTCTTCTTCTATCGCCTTCAAGAGCTGCTCCTCTATTAAATACCAAACTAACTAATCCACCTTTCGCATCCTCTGGAAGCTTATCAAAATTGGGGAAAGTTTTTTGTGTTAAATCATAAAATTTCTTTACCGTCTTATTCATAAATACTTTAACCGATAACTCCCAAGGTATAACTATATCTTTTAGCCTACGAGCTAGCTCTTTAGCTTGATAACCTTTTATTCCAACGACTCGATAAAGTCTATCAAAAGTTTCTTTAGGTAAATCTTTCCAATCATTAGTAAATTCAGTTTTATTTACATAGCCAGCATCATAACCAACTCCAATAGTAACTCCACTTTGTTCTCCTGGCCATGTAGGATTTTTTAAAAATTTATTATAATAACTTTCTCCACCGCCGACTTCAAAATCAAATATGAGTTTAAGAGATTTATCGTTTAACATTGATTATTAATTATTTATTTTATCTATTGTTTTATCTATGATGTTATCTGCTGGGACTTTTTCTTTTAACCAACTATTCATTACGCCAAAATAAACAAGATGTTCATTATCAATTAAGAAAAGATCATTACCATGTCTATCTTTATATGGTGTTATTCCCGAATTCTCAGCAAGTTCAATAGCTTTTTCTTTTTTAAACTTTATTTTATACATTTCAATTAATTTATTATAACGTTCTTTTGCAGCCGAAGTAATTACTACTCCATTATCAAGTACTGCAATTAAACCACCATTATCTTTACTGTAATTATCTGGAGTAGAAGCGTCATAAGAAGCGATGTCATCTTGTATCTTATCTGGAGTTACTGTTGCGCAACCTACGAGAATAAAATTAAGTGCCAATATGTTTACGAAGTTCTTCAATGTTTTTTTCCTTAACGGCTTCTTCTATTTTACTTTGATGATCTACTTCTTTTTGAGCTACTTGTCGCTCTTTCATTTCTTTTGTATTCTTTGCGCCAAAAACATTATTTATTGCATCAAATATTCCACCGACAAGCCTTATTAATGCACCAACAAATTCTGTCACTTATTCTACGTATTCTGCCGTTGCGTCTTTACATCCTGCTGCGATAGCATTAAGTACTTTGACGGCTAGAGCTGCGTCTCCATTTAGTTTTGCAAATTGTGCGGCGTAAATATCTTTTACTGCGGTTATATATTTTGCCCAATGAGTTTTTTCTGCTGGAAGATAGTCCATAAGAGCTTTTTGTAATTGATCTGGAGTTGGAGTAGATCCTATCGTTAGACTTTCAACAATTGCGGCAACATTATTAATCATCTTAGCTTTTTCTTTTCTATCTTCAACCGAAAGAGCTTGCTCTAGTACTACTGTACAAATTAAAATCGTAGCAGGCTTGATATAAGGAAGAGCATTTTCTACTGCAGTAGTTCCGCCAATTTGATTATCGCCACCATTATTAGTTGTGGTGCAACCAATCACAAAAATACCCATAAGGGCAATAGCAATCAAATTTAATTTATTCATATATTTTCTCCATGTCCAATTTCTTTTTTTACTCTTTTCTTTGCCTCTTTTGTTTGAGCTACTTTACCACCGGTAACAGCAGCATCTTTAACAGTAAGCGCAAAAACTATACCGCTAACAACAGCTATTAGCTTAGAAATTCCAATTATATATTCTTCCGCTTTATCTGGCAAAAAAGCTACTAGCGAATTATCTCCATGAATTGCAAATGCCGTCGCCACTGCGATAACTGTAATAATTCCAGATGAACTAGAACGCCAATTTGGGCCAAATAATTTAAATAGCATATTCTTCATAATATATTACACTATTATATTATAAAATTAATAGTATATCAAAACTTTTAATTACAAAATAATTTGGTAGATTGAAAAATTAACCTAAGAAGTTTACTGAAAAAACTGAAGCAGCATTATTATGAATAGCTCCAGCATTTATATATAAGTTTAATGTTTCGTTTGTATTTAAATTAATAATAGTTTTGAATCCTATTGATTGATATCCATTATATCCTCCATAAGCTCTAACATTAGTATAAGTACTGGTATTTTTAAATAGTAATACTTCATGTGGCGGAGATACGGCAGAATCAGTAATTCCATCAAAACTTACGTTATAAAACCCACTTATTGGTGCGGTAAATATACCATTTCCAGTATTAATGGTACTTCCTCTATTAGATATTATTGTATTATAAGTAATAGTGCTTCCTGCATTTATTCTACCGGCAGGATTATTTATATTAGTAACAGAAAATGCGGGATAGGTATTTGTTCCTGCTATTTCTTTATATTCGGCTAGACTTGGTACCCATGTATATATTTTCCAATAATCTGTTGTTGTATATGCTCTTTGAACTTGTTGAGGTCCATTAGCGACAAGATCAGGAAAGTTACTATATGAAGGGAAAAAACTTAAGGTTTCTCTTTGAGATTGAACTGATGATCCAGTTAATAATGCTCTACCTGCTGATGTGCTGTTAGATATTTGATTAGCCAAAACTGTACCGCTAAAATTTGTAACATAAAGATTATGACCAGAAATATTTTGGCCAGATATATTAGATATTAATAAAGTTGAATTGGCACCATTTAATCTTTTTAATTCATTACTAGAAACAGATAAGATTGAATCTGAGTTTAAATTTAAGATATTTACTGAAGCGAAATCTTTTACATTTTTTGATGACATATATTATTTTTACACCTAATTTACAGTATATTTGTACTTGTTGTCGTGGCAATTAATTGATATTCAGTAGAAGTTTCTGTTCCAAGTAAAGTATATAATTGGCCAAGATCGTCTCCTTCTAATATATTTCCAATAGAAGCATAGAGTACATTACCACTAGCAAATATTCCTCTTGTTCCAAAGTCTGGATCTAGATCAAAATTAAAACTTAGATTTGCAGTTTTATTACTACCAATTGAAGAATCATAATTTATATTATTAAATTTACAACCACTAAATATAAATCTTGTAGGATAAATACCATTAGTATTATTACATTTATTAAAATTAACTACAATATTATAGTCATCATTTGCATTTAAAGTTTCTAAAAATGAACCAGTTAAGGTTTCTTTTATTGTAAAACTTGTATTTAATGTACCATTGATTGGAAACTCTATCTTTCTTAAAAGGGGTAGTTTATAATTTACTGCGCGATATGCTTTTCTATTAAAGTTTAAACTAAAATCTAAACTTTGAATTGTATCTGTATAGAAAGCAACCCCATTATTATTTGTATAGAATGTTACATTTGCGTCTCCTGGTAAAAGAATGTTTTGGCCATAAATATTAGGGTCATTATAACTAAAAGTTTTTGGGATTAATATTTTATCCGATTGATTTTCTGCAAATCCAGATCTTAAATTTAGTATAGAATATGGAATATTTGATCCACTAGAATAATATGTTATATTATCCGCGGTATAACTTTGGTTGACTTCTGGTAAATTATTTATTGATATACTAAAAGAATATTCATTTAAATAAGCATTTTGAAAATGTAAAACTCCATAATCTTTTGAATTAGGATCAACAATATAATTCAATCCTGTTGGATATATTGAATCATATGTTAATGGTTGATTTGTCAAAAGATCATCGTTATTTTTATTTACAATGAGATAGAAATCTCTTTTATTTAAAAGAGTATTATTTGTGCATAATCCAGAAAACATTGGTAAAGTATGTGAATTACTAAAATTTGCTACATCAAAATTTAATCTATTTTCATTCGTAACTCCGTCTGGAATATAAGAAAAGTTAAATGTAACTTCTGGAGCTAATCCTTGACCTCTAAAGATGTTTTGTTTTTGACCAAAGCCTTGAGCATTTAATTCATTTTTTTGAATAGAGTAATTAAATGATTGTATTTTTTCTATTTTTTTTAGAATTTTATAAGGAACAAGATCATAGACTGAAGAAAAATATTGTTCTCCAGAATATGGAGCAACAAATAATCCTTCTGCATTATAAATTATCCTATTTCTAGCCATTTACCTTAATCCTTAAGTAGGATTACACTTTTATTTTGAAATATTTTACCAAGTAGATAAAGCTGTTCTCGTCCAATTTAATCCGTTGTGTCTGTAAAAATAATTAGAGTCAAAAGAAATCTGGCCACTTGTTCCTGGAGAATTTGATGAAGTGATTATAGTATTTAATTTTATAAAGACGCCACTACTAAAATCTAGTGTTAATGTATTTGGTCCGGAGGATGTACGGCTAGTTTGTTTATAATCTCCTATAAATACTGCTCCAGAATGAGTAGAAGGGATATTTACATTATTACCTGCAAGAATAGTGGAATTAGATGCCCTACTTGAATTATTACTACCCGCTAAAACTATAGCATAATCTCCAGAAACAGTATTGTTCTTTCCTGCAAATATACCTTGACTATCAAAAAGTCCATAATTATTATTATTAAATTCAGTATATCCCGCAAGAGTTCCATCTGGGTTTAATATTCTAAAAATTATCTCTGAGTTATTAATCATACAAATGGATAAGTTTTAAAGTTTCCAGCATTATACAATGCAGTAATTTGCTCTTGATCTAATATTATATTTTTCCAAAAACCTAAATTTTTAACAGTGACTAAACTTTTTGCAGCTATACTAGCAACCGAACTGCTCATTGTTCCAAGAACTGGATTGTTTCCTACGCCTCCAACTGGAGTTCCTCCTATTCCCATGCCAACACATTGATTTTGAGTAATTTTTCTTACATTAGTAATTGGAATTCCTACATAAGATTTTGTATCTTCTAATTGTCCATTTACATATAATTTTAATTCTTTTGATGATGCATTATTTGTTACTACAACTTGTTTTAGAGTATCGCCTACTAGAAAAGAAGTTGTAGATGCTACGTTAATCCATCGATTTCCATTTCCTTTACCTGGTATACCTGATCCATTACCAAACCCAGGCGCCGCCCAATATATAGCTTCTACATCTTGAAAAGCATATTGAGTTTTAAATCCAGATGTATGAGCATTTAATCCAAATACTATGTTTTGACCACTTAAATAATTACCAGAGTTTAGAGTATTTTTATCTGCAAATCTAAAATGAAAACCTACTCCTCCAAATAAATTTCCTAATATGAAACTAGATGCATTAGATGAATTTATCATAGTACTAGGGTAAGGAGTATAAGGCCTTCTTGAAGTTTCAAAACTAATTGAAAAATCTTGATTTAAACCTGCAAGATCTACAAGGTTAGTAGAATAGTTTATGTAATAAAGGTTAGTGCTAGGATTAATATATCCACTCGCAAGAGTGTTAGTCGCTGGATAGAGATAAGGAAACGATGTTATCGTTCCATATGAATTAAAATTATAATTTCCCAAATCAGTAAGTGGTTGACCAGAAGTAGGAGCCATTTTCCACCAATTTGTTGGATTTGTAACATTTAAATTTGGAATATTTGTAATTAATTGATCTGGCTCGTTGTCTAACCATGATGCTAATTTTCCTCTAACCCAAGTATTTTTAGCTTTGCAATAGTATATATGGTGATCATCAAAAGATATATTACCTTTTTCTCCATAATCTCCTGTGCTTGAAGGAGTTTCAACAATTAATAAATCTCTATTTAAATTTTTATCTACAATTAATCTATATCCAGAAACAATAAATTCATTTGTCGCATCATTTACTTGAATTAATTTACCTGGAGCTTGATAAAAGATTTGATTAAGTGATGCCATAGTTATAAAACTCCATTTGTTTTATTTACACTTATCCATCCAGTATAATACTGATTCTTTACGCCAAGAAAAGTTCCACCATTTAAATTTCCAATAGTTAAAAGTTCTGAGTTAGATTGATCAAACTGTTGATTAGGTGAATAGCCAGAAATTGTTAATGTGAATGGTGAATTTAAGGTAAGGTTTTTAATTATTATAAGTGTTTTATCTACAACATCTGGTAAATAACCAGAATACTGACGATTATCATCAGAATAAAAAATATTAACCGATTTATTTATATTAAAATTTGTATTTTTATAAAAATCATAATCTTGTTGTAAATTTCCTAAAAATATGTTAGCAGGTTGATCATTGCCACTAATACGAACATATCTAAGGTCTAATTGACCAGAATTTGTTAACTGTTTTGTAAATATTTGTAAACCATTAAATGTGCGCATTTAATAATATTACACAAAAATTTAAAAAAATATCAAATTACCATTCTGCTAAAGCTGTTCTGCGCCATTTTATGCCATTATGAGAATAAATATAATTAGAATCCGTAGCTATCTGCCCCGAGACTCCAAAAGAACTAGAAGAGGATGGTATATAATTATTTGTTAAAAATATACCTCTAAATATGCCTGTTTGTCTTACATTTAAATTACCAGCAATGTCTACTTTTTCTTGTGGTTGATAAGTACCAAATCCAATTTTTTCATGAGATTCTAAAGCAAATACTCCGCTTTGTTCGATGTGATTAAATCTTTCATCTATAGTATAAGCTGTTAAGCGTGCCTGAGTGAAAAAACTTGGTGGATTATTTACTGGTATAATTACTCCTGTTGAATTTATCTGTATAGTATTATTTCCTTCGGTTCTTCCACCTAGCGATTGACCTGTTCTAAGTATCCATTTTTGTGTTCTAATATGACGACTTAATTGATCTTCGCTTGATCGAGCAAAATCAAAAAATGCTCTAACTCCTGTGATTGTTCCAATTGGAAATTGATTTTCTTGCCCTGCTGTATTTAAAAATCTTACTGTATAAATTCCAGCGTTGGTTGATGGATTAAATGGAACAAATGAATTATTTGTATATCCAGATGGAATATAAGAGGTTCCAGCTAGCGTTGTTGTTCCACTTACATTTAAATTACCAGTTATTATTGTAATGTCTGCCATAAAACTATCCTGCGGTTACAGTTGGAGAAAATAAAGCTCCAGCAGAAGAAATCAAAACCTGTCGTCCATTTAAAAAAAAGTTTCCATTTACTGATATACCGTTATTAAATATTCCAGAACTATTTACAGTTAAATTTTGACCAGTAACTATAGCTCCTTGATTTAGATTTACTATAGAATTATTTCCAGTAATTCTTACGTATCTGAGATCCAATTGACCACTGTTTGTTAGTTGTTCCGTGAATATTTGTAAACCATTAAATGTGCGCATATAACGATTTACACTCTTAAATTAAGATTTACTATGATATAATAGACTTGCTAGGTAGTTTGTTACTTGATGTTCTGAGGCTATTTCTTGTATATTCTTAACTTGATCTTGATTTTGATCAAATGGTTTTTCTAGATATTCTTCAATCTTGGATTTCCAATTTTCTGGAGATTCATTAGCTATAATTATTTCAGAAATGTTTTCAGCATCTTCTTTTTGTTGATTGCTTAATTTTTTAACATTAAATTTCTTTCTTACAGCAGATTTAACTTCTTCTTCTAAGTCTTGACTAGCTAATATATTCTCTTTAATTTTAGTAACAGAGAAATTAGAGCTTGCGCCAATTGGAGATATATTCTTTGTTGATTGAGGAATACCTGTTGATCCAGATGGTCTACCTGCTGGAGCAGCTCCTCCACCAATAATTGGTTGATAAAGACCTTGATCTTTAAGTTGTCTAAATTTAATTTGTGATTCAACAGATTCTTGATTTGTTGGAAGTCTGCCACTATCAATCGCTTGCAAACCTTCTTCTGGAGTAAGAACTCCGAGTTCAATAAGACGATTAAATATACGAGAATATTGTACGTCATCTTTAAGATTCATTTCTTCAAAAGATGGTGTTGGAAAATTTTTAAATCCAAGATCTTTGCTCATTCTGCGAATTTCTGGAATCAAAAATTCATTTAAGAAAACTTCACGAGCTTGCTTTAATCTTTCTACAAATACTTGAACCTTAATACTTTGATTAGCAAATTTCTCACTACCAATAAGAACATTATTAAGACCAATTTGAATATCACGATCAACAACTTCATATTTTTGTGGGCCAATTAAATTGCCAATATCTGGAATTACAAATTGAGCTTTTGTTGTATAATCAGCAATAAGAACTCTACCAACGCTTTGATTTTCAAAAAGAGCTTGCATAGCTTGTAAGTTCTTTTGATTAACGCCACCTTTATCTGGATCAGTTCCCATCGTGACGAGAAGAACAGCTTGTTGCATAGTTCTAGTTACAGCCATATCCATTTTTTTCATCTCAAGTTTCCAATTGATATCATCAAGGACTGGAAAACCCATTGGGATAGAAAGTGGCTCATAATCTTGTTTTTTATAAAATACTGCCGCTAATCTTTTAGTGTCTAATGGAAGTAGTATATAAGAATTGTTCTTACTTTTAATTTGATTTTTTACTTCTTCTGGGAGTGATTCATAAACCTCTTTATCTTCATCCGTCTTGGGATCTCTTAATCTTTCTAATTCATAATCACTAAGAAGTTTATAGTATGTATTAAATGAATAATTTACTGTTCCGCCAACATAAACATCCGCTGGATTAACAATTGTATAGCGAGCTGGTAATTTAACGCTTCCATCTTGAGCAATTGATTTTAATTTTGATCCAAATGTTTGAGTTACTCTAAGTAATTGTTCTGGATTTAAAGATGTATCAAATCTATAAGTAAAGACATTCCCACTACGATAATATTCGCGGAAGAATTGATCTTGGAAACTAGCAAGATTAATTTTCTTAAAATAAGCTTCAAAAAACTCTCTAGCTTTTTGACTTCCACCACTTAGATATATTGGACTACTAGAAAATTCTGTCATTAAATCAATTGTGTTCCTAAAAATTGCAACATTATAATAGGCTTTTTGACAGAGGATAATTGCATCACGAACATCTAAAGTCGAAAGATTTTTAACATATGTTGAGTATCTAAAAGGAATTAATCCAGTATCAATATTAGTAAATCTATTAGTTCTTTCTACTGTAGAGGCTGCGTTTCTACGAAGTCCAGTGGCAGCAGCTCTGGCTTCCGACATTTTAATTTTTGGTTTATTAACATCACTACCATATACCATTAATGGTGTAGCTTCTGATATTGGGACTGCGAAAGAGGCTTGTACTTCTTCTATTTTCTTGGTTTTTTTGCTCATTTAACGTAAATATTACACTTATTTTATCATTATTGGCGTAAATGTGTTAGATATCTCCTCTTTTGGTGCGTTTATTATATCATTATAACACTTCAAACCCCAATTTGCTAATAAAAGTGCAGAATAATTATCTTTTCTAGCTTTATTAGCAGATGAGCTTCTTTTAAGGTGTTGAGGTAAATCAAATGATTGAGTGCCTCTTGCTGTAGAAGAATGTTCTATAAGAGTACATTGTTTTTTTGTTTGATAGATAAAATCATCTTGATTTTCTATAAAATCTAAAGTAGACCAGTCTTTCTTCTCTTCTGATTTCATGAGATCTATAGGTATATTTTGATTAAATTGACCTTCAAAAAAACTATCATTTGCACATGTTTTGCTAGCAAACCATATTTTTTTATAATCAATAGATGCTTGTAAATGTTCATTAGATTTTCTTATAAAGCTGCTAGTAAATACTTGATTAAAAGCTATCTTTTTTGCTTCTAAATTATAAGAATTTCTAGCCTTTTTGACTTCATGGTCATAATCTAAACCCTCTAAATCAGAATTGAATTCAAAAGAATTAATTTTAAAATTATTATTTTTAAATAACTCTGATTCATTACAAGCAGAAAGAAATATGTCTGCGCCAGCATTATCAAGAATCATAAATACAATATTAAAATTAGTCATTATATAATATAAATATTGTACGTGATTTTTTAGGTTCCCAAGTCCTGCGTATGTATGAACTAATGTGCCTGTTTTTGTTTCGTCATCAATTTCTATAACTGCCATAGCAAAATAATCCGCATTAGGACTATCGCTCATGTTAGGATCAATTCCTAAAATATATTTTTTGTTAGCTAAACCTTTCATAAGAGTATGTGGAGCTTGGCCATTTGGTATTGTACATTCTTCCATTTTTTTAGCACTAAAATAACTATCACTACCATCAATAAATCTAGCGCAATATTCTCTAAGGAAACTACTATGACTTGATCCACCTGCTTGAGCTTCTTCAATAATTGTTTTATCAATCATTTCTTCTGGAAGCGCTTCATAGCTCATCTGAGAAACAAAATATGTCGCTTCGTTCTCTTCTTTAGAATAAATTTTTTCTGTCCATTCGTTGTAAGTCTTGTAAAGGTTTTCAAAAGTATAGCTTGCAGATGAGAGAGCAATCATTTTACTATTATTTGGAAATACCATTCTATCTTCTTCTTTCATTACTCCTTCTTTAATAAGATTATCTTCTATTTCTCTTATCTCCATTCGCTCTTTCATATTTTGAGGAGCAACTAAGAATGGCATAAGAACTGTTTTAACTATATCTTCCGATAAAAGTAGAAACTCATCAAGTACGAGTACATTGGCTCGAAAGCCTCGAATCTTTTCACCACTTAATGGAATTGCTACAATACTTCCTCCGTTTATTTGCCATTCATATTGATCATTTCTTTTACTTTTTGCGCCAAAAGCTTGTTTTAATAATTCTCCACCTTTACTATCTACAATCTTTTCTAAATTATTAAATATAAATCTAGCAGTTCTAAATGTAGGGCCAGCAATCAGGATTTTAGTATTTGGTTCAAAAATACATTGTAAGAAACAAAAAACTGAAGCCATAAATGATTTACCACATCCACGACCAAAAACGCACATATTAAAATTTCTATTAAGTAAACCTTTTAGATGTATTTCTTGATAAGGAGCTAGTTTAATTCCACTAATTAATTCAGTAGTAAAACCTAGATTTGCTCTCAAAAATTTTGCTAATGTAATCTTAGCCTCTTTATCATTAAGTATTCCTTTTAATTGAGAAAGCTCAAAATTAATATCTGTATAATTTTTCTTATATTTATCTGGGGAATATATCATAAAGCTTTCATATCATAAGCCAGCTGAAGATCTATTTTCTTATAGAAACAATTGCTAGCAAAAATACTTTCTATAATTCTTGTCATTTCTTTTCTTCCATCAACAAAAAGAAATTGAAGATTTGAATAATTTTGTAAAAGCTCGCGGACATTATGAAATATGTATTCTGGAGTAGCTTTAATTTTCTTACTAATATGCGGTAGATATTGAAAGCTCAAAGCATTACTCAAAGACTCTTCTACCATAACTATGATATAGCAATTATTTTTAAGAGCTTTCTCTATTTCATTTTTAAAACGATCATAGTTTTTTACGCTTAAAGTACTGATAAAGTCACTTAAACTTTTTCTTTCAATAAAACATCCACAATTATTATTCGAACAAGCATAGTCGCCAAAACTTAATGTTTTAATCTCAAATGGAATATCAAACTTTAACCAGCTTTGCTCTCTAGTGTCCACAAAGATTGTATCTTTTTGTGTTAGCTTGTTTTTAAAATTGTCTTCTATTAATTTTGGATGTATATATTTATTCTCTAAACCAATTGATGAGCAAGTATCATAGTAATCTTTAAATATCTTATTATAAAATATAATAGAAGGAGCCATTATAGTTCTTAATTCTACTTGGGTTGGTGAGTAGATTAGATTTTTCATTTCTTTTCTCTTAATAAGTAAGTTTTTACAATATTCTTGAGCTTTATCTAGCGGCTGTTCCTTCAACCATTTTTTCATATTATTTTTATCATTAAAATCGCTATTAAGATATTGTTCTTTTGTTTTAAAATTAATTAGTTCATTTGTAAGTAGATCTCTACGCTCATAATAAGTTTGATAATATTTTACTTTATTTAAACCATAACCCTTTAACGCGAAATGAAGACTTTTTTCATCTTTAAATTCTTTGCCATCAATTTTACATATAACACTCATCCATTTAAAATATCTTCTTCTGATATCCCCAGAATTTTTGATTTTAGTTCATCCATTGTACCAAGTCTTTCGATTTCTTTTTTAAGTACAGATTTTCTAAGCTCTGCCATTTTGATTAACTTTTGTCTAGATTCTTCCTGTTTCCACATTTCAACAAGATTTAATATGCTAGCATTTTCTTTTACTTGTTTGCTAAGTCTTTCACTTCTTTTGACTTTCAGATCATTAAGAAGTTTTTGCTGACGATTTACGCAGTCATTGTATTCTTTTCTAGCAGTATTACTTGCTTCTACAAGCGCCATTGGAATCTTGCCGTCCTCTTGAATTGCTATATCAATTTGGTTTTGTAAAACATTAATTGTTTGTTGAATATTTGACGATATAACAACCTCTGTGGAAAGAACAATATATTGATCTACCTCTTCTTGTGTCAAATCGCTTTTATCATGAGTATATCTAACAAAACTACTTTCAAAAAGCTCGCGATCTCTTTCATCATCATAAAGATTAATTTGGTGTCCAAATCTAAAAGTATTCATGTAGCCAATTAATGAATTTACTTCCTTCTTTTGCTTTGGCGTAATCTTTTCTTTATCTATTCCATCAAGAATATATCTATTGACTTTCGCTATCATTCTTTCTTCACTTTTTGGAGCGCGATATTCCTCGGTTGAAGCATTTTGATTGGTTGTATCAGAATATTTAACATTTGATGGCACGACCTTCATATATTCTAATATGCTTCTTGTTTCTTGAGATAAATTTGTTAAAGATTCATTTTTAAATAAAATCTTGGCTATCTCTAATCCCGTCATTGTGGAACAATTATTACTTATGTATTCTTTTTGCTCATCATTAAGCTCTATTAATCCTTTAGCTTGATATTCGTGACTTTTTCTTGGTTTTATTTGTCTAGAAGCAAGAAAATTTTTTACAGCTTTTCCTTCTTTGCTTCTCCCATCGAGATCGTCTCTATTAAAAGCTAATTTTACAAGTTCAACTAAAGAGGGTGGATTATCTGGCCTATTATTCCATTCTTCTAATAGCTTTAACTGCTGTTCTTGAGATAGTTCTGGTAAATTTTCGTTCATATTAATGAATGTCTATATCTCCATTATAAAGATGTTTTTTTACTTTTACCATTATAGCTTTTTTCAAATTTTTTACTTGTTTGTATCCTATTTTACGATTTTTTTCACTTGTTTTATATCCCATGAGTTTAGCCGAATCTTCTTCAGATTTATGCTGAATGTAATGCAACTCATAAAACTTCCATTCAATCGGTTTTAAAATTTGACGCATTTTTGTATGAATATTTTTTGCCGCTTTCTCTATATCAATTTCATCTTCTATGATATTATGAACTTCTTGAGTATGATTCTCTAACGTAACTGGCAGTTTAATATCGTGCGCAGATTTTTTACTTTTTTCCCATTTTGCATATAATGGACACTTATTACATTGAGTTGCATAAATATTACATCCATCTTCATTTTCTGCAGCTGCACATTTTAAACAAGGTCTAGAATAATTTCCATAGTTATTTCTTATAAGATTCTTTATTTGATTACTAACAATTCTATTAATCCATGGTGCTAACGGTTGTTTTTGATCATACATATTCCATTTTTTATAAATATGTATTCTTAATATTTGTGCGACATCATAAAAATCCATCCAAGCAAGCGTGGTTAAATTCCACTTGTGTTTTCTTTTATTTATTTCTTGGTTAATCTCCGAAATTTTACTCTCGAAACTTGCTTTCGAAGACTTCATTATTATTTTTTACTTTTTCTTAAAGAACCTGCTTCTTTGGCAAAATCTTCTAAAATTTGTTTTTTTGAAATTTTTTTGCCTCTTGTTTTTATTTTATTTCTTTTTGTATTTTCTCCTGTTCCCATTAAATCTTTTAATTTTACTCCTCTATTTGGTCTTTCCGTAGCGGTTTCAACTTGAATCTTTGATATTTGAGGGACGCTTGTAATATTTTCTTCGTTATCATCAAAATCTTGATCATCATCAATATCTACCTCTGGAATATATGTTTTCTTAGCAATAGTTGGTTTTTGAAGCTGTACTTTTTGAACTACTGGTTGAGAAACTTGAATATTCTTTTCAAAAGAATTTCCACAATTTGAACAAAATACTGGTTTTTTTAAACTATATTCTGTAGGCGCGCCACAATCTAAACAATATCTTTTCATTTAATATTATTATATACTAAATGAATAATTTAATCTAATTTTAAATTAGGAGAGATTATGTTCTTTTTTGGTGGATTCTGGAATTGCAGCTATAAAATTTAAGTTTTATTTTGCATCATATTCATCTTTTTTGTGTAATAAAGATATATGAGACGCAAGAAAAAAAGTTATTCAAAACAAGAGATTGATTTTTTAATAGAAAATTATCCTAAATATGGATGTAGATATTGTGCTGAAAAATTAAATAGAAATTATAGATCTATACAAGTAAAAGCAAATTCATTAAATATTTATAAACTTTTTTATAAATGTGCAGAAGGTTATAAAAAATGTTGCCGATGTTTAAAAGAATTAAAAATTGAAAATTTTGGTAAATGTAAAAAAGATAATTATCAAACTTATTGTAAAAAATGCAAGAGCGAATATAAACATGATTATTTAAATAAATTTAGATCAACAGAAGAAGGAAGAAAAAAATTATCTATTGATAATCTTCTTAATAACGCGAAAATGCGAGCAAAACAAAAGAAATTACAAATAAATATAAATAAAGAATTTATAAAAAATAATATGGGAGAATTTTGCCCAATATTAGGAATTAAATATGAATTCGCAAGTGGAAGTCAATCTTGCCCAAGATCACCATCTTTAGACCGCGTTGACAATTCCAAGGGTTATACTAAAGATAACGTGAGAGTTATTTCTTTGCGCGCAAATAAACTAAAAAATGATGCAACAAAAGAAGAAATAGAAAAAATTTTAAATTATATAAATAATAAATAAGAATTATTTAAGATTATATTTTTCTCTAGTACTTTCTGGCACGCCAGATTCTAATCCTTTTGATTTTGCTTTTTGCCAAAGTTTCTTTATAAATGATTCGTAGCTCATGGCTTTTTTCATTCGACCAAAATTATTAATGGCATCACGCACGTCCTTGTTCGTAGTTAAGGGGAAACTTCTATCTTCTGGAAAAAGAAAGTCACTATCTTTTAATTCACTTCTTGTTTTGCCTTTATAAGTTTTTTGATAAGCTTCACTATCACAAATATCTACTTCCATAGCTTTAACTTTTTGTTTCTTACCTTTACGAAAAGTAGTTAAACATACAGCAACTCTTTGATCTTGACTTGTGAATTCTTCTTTGATTGCTGGCATACAGCGACCCATATAATCGCTCTCTTTTTCTTTCTTTTTTGGCTTTGGTATAGGCATATATAATTATATACACATAAAATAATTTAAAGTAGAAATAGAGTCATTTTGTCTCTATAATCCTGATATTTAAACTTAGTGTAATGCTTTTATATGACACTAGCTTCTTGGTTAATTTGTGGTGCAGTTTTAGTTTATATACTTTATTTAAAAGAGAGAATTAAATAAAAAATTAAGGAAGAAGCAAAGGGTTGACTGGAATGTCGGCGCCGAAAACTTTCCAATTATTTACTGGAATATAATTTGAATATTGATTTATGCTATTATTAATTAATTCTGTCTCCATATATAATATCTCGTCTTCAAAAAGATATACCAGTTTCCAAATATTATCATTATTTGAATAAAATATACCTGAAGTATTATCTAATATATTTAAGTAATATATATTTGAATAAGGCCCAATAATAGCGGCCCTACCCGCGAAACGATTAGCTTTCACGTACACAACCCCATCACCTACATAAATATATCGATAATCCAGGAGATCCATCATAAAATCTCCTTTTCTAGCTTTAACATATAAGCCATCGTGAAAACCTATACCAGCATACATACTAACAACTACAGCATTTGTCGTTGCTACGGGAAAGGTATTTGGAATTATTCTTTTTGTTCTATCAAAAAAATGACCTAAATTATTAATTCTACGAACATTTTTTGTTCCATTAATTTTGATCATATTACTATCTACACCTTTAAGTATCTAGGTAATTTTTTATATCTTTTATTAATTTATTTCTTTTCTTACGCTCTAATGCTGTTATAAATAATCCCAAAGATATAGGAAAAAATATTCTAAGAAAAAATTGCATATGATCTTCTTTAGTTAATTCATCAAAGTAATTAATATAAAGATCGCTCATGCCCCAAAGAGTAAAGAGCATTGCTGGAGTAAAAACTAGAAAAAAGAATTTATTATAATAAGCTAAATCATTCCACCATTTTATAATTTTATTAAGCATAACATAGTCTTTACACTAGTATGGCGTCGCTAGAGGTGGATTAAAATTACTCATTACTGGAGGAATTTGAGAATCAACATTAGATTGTTCTTTACCACTTGTAGTTTCAACTTCTAAGCTAATTGCTTCATCTATATTAGTCTCTTTGTCTCCGACATTAAAAATAGTAGTCTTACCATCCATTTCGACTATTATTGGAGTAGTATGCCCAGTTATATTTAATAATATTTCTCCTTTAATATTTCTTTTTAAACTTATTTTAATTTGATTTTCTGTATAAGCATAAGCTGTTAAAGCAATTGCACCTAGTACAATATAAATTAATTTTTTCATTTTTGAACTCCTGCGGCTGTTTGTATATCTAGTTTATTTGTTGTTTCTTTTATGGCTATTGATCCTAATAATGTCAAGATTAAAAAACCAATTAGTATTAATGAATAATAAGTTTTTTCTTCTGCTTTCTTTTTAGTTCTATATTGATGAAAATTATATATAAATTTTTCTGTTTGTTCGGGGGTTGGACTATAATAATTTTCTTTTAATAAGGTTTTCAATTGTTCATCCATTTCTTCTTAATCTCCTAAGACCATATAACATACTTCCGCCAATAATTAAAAGCCCAAGTGAAGATGGTTCTGGAATAACAGAAACTACTCCATCAGTAGTAAATATATCTACGCTCCATTGTAATCCAGAGTTTGCTGTATCTAAATTTGGTAATGAGGCTTGAAATGTTGATATATCAAATCCAGTTGTATCAATACTTCCAAAATTAAATAAATCATAAGAATCATTCATTTGAAAAGCATATCCGTTATTAATTTGAAATTGCCAACTTGTTCCAGATCCTAATTTTAATAAATTAGCCACATCAATTGCATCATAAGTAACTCCTCTTGTTGTAGGTGCGCCTAATTCAAAAATAAAATTTCCATTAGATGCATCTAAACTAGAGGCCGTTAGTAAACCTGGACTATTTCCTGGAGATAGAGTACCTCCTTGCAATGTTACTGATTGCAAAGATCCAGAACCTGCCAATGTGGTTCCTGTGGCAACAATAACATCTGAACTTTGCAAAGAACCATTCACAATCAAAGTGCCTGCATTCACAGCGGTTGCACCTGTGTAAGAGTTAGCACCAGTTAGCTTTAGAGTGCCTAATCCCGTCTTGACTAAGCCTCCTGTACCTGATATATCTTTGGATACCCATACTTCTTTGTTTGAGGTGTCAATAGTTGCCCCTCCAGACTTAATATCCACTGTATTAGCTTCTATGAAGTTCGTATTATTATCACGAGCAAGTAGTACGCCGCCATTAAAATTAAAAATACCCATGCCACTAGCAGATGTATCTGCAATACCAAACGCGGATAGATTGCCTCCGTTGAGGTTATAAGTGCCTTGCTGCAGTAAAATCATATCCGCGTTAACCTGGCCGCCAGCCTGGTTCACGATCCCGCGACCTGTCCAATTGGTATCTGCAAAATCTCCTACCACAATTCCCCCCGAGGTCTGATTCCAAGTGCCTCCAGTGATATTGAGTGTTCCATTACCCCAACCTCCCACCGCCGTATACTGACTGGCATTGACTACTCCACTGTCACTTAAATTCAATGTTCCTGTGCCAGTGCCATAATCAGCAATTCTGAAAGATCCCCAGCTATTGCCCACGGCATTGTAAACCCCTCCGTTAATGTTCATAACACCCGTAGCTCCTTCCAAACCTATGAAAGTTGCTGCACGGCTTTCAAAAGTACCGCCATTCAAGTTCATCACGCCCAAACCTATATTAGCATCTCTTTTCCATCCCACTGCCATGTCACCTGTTGAATAAATGCCTCCACTTTGATTGAATATTTGGTTGCCTGCGTTCCCTACTTTTGTCCAATATTCAGTTCTGGTGCTTCCGCCCGTCTGTAAATATTCGCCCACATGAGAATTTTCCCAGCCCATGATCAGTTGTTGCGGGTTGAAATTTCCACTTCCCTCCACCAAAAGGGTGCCGTCAAAAATATAAGCGTCGTTGCCAGGGCCAGGGATGCCTCCTGGCAAGGAACCATCGATGGGGATCCATTTTGAAGCATCGCTGTAACTGTTGGTCGAATTGGCGTTGATCCAAAGACCAAAAGAGTTAGCTATGGATGTATTATTGCATAAAAAAACCGCAAGCAAAATTGCGGCTGTGTTTTTTAGTAACCTTTTTAATAGGTTTATTTTCATATTTCCTTACTCCTTTTTGTTTTCATTTAAATGTATAGACACTTGAGGTTTAGTTTCGTTCATTCTTTTTTCTTTGAGACGTTGAACATATATCCAATCATCAGCAAAAAATCCTTCTATTATTATTATATTGTAAGTTTTAGTAATATACAATTTAATTTGTTCTTCATACTGTTCTCTATTACCAACTAAAGCAATTGGCATTGTACCCCAATTTGGATCATACATCCATAAACTATTGGCATGTTCAAAAACTGTAACTGCATGACCAACTATTAGCTCTGGATCATCGCTATAATAATAAACAAAACAATATATACTATTCCAAACATCTGTATGAGTTTTTAAATAAAAATTACATTTAGATGCCCAGATTAAAGAATCAACAAAACAAGAATTAGGTATATTTGTTATAGATGTATAATGTTTAAAATTAAATCCCCATTTAAAAAAGACCCACCAAGATAATATTACCGCAGCTAAAACTAAAACTAGTTTAAATTTACCAAACCATTTTTTAATTTTTTTTCTTATCTTCAATATTATATCTTATTTCAAAAATCTTATTCTTTCTATTTAAAACTCTGAAAGCTGCTTGAGATTCTTTTTTAATATCTTGATCTGATATAATCCAAAATTTACACCATGCTTCCTCTTCGATTGGCCCTTCAATAAGTTCACATCTTGGTTGATCACCTTCAAGATAATAAAATACGCAATGATAACATTCTTGTCCTTGATCTTTAAATGGATTATTTGCTGAATCTATATATTGAACACCATTAGAACCAGATGAGCGATCAAAATAACCATAAGTTTGAAGATTAGTAATAACCTTAAGATAAAGATCTTTTTGTCTTTCTGTAAGTTTTGGAAAGATTAGGCCTTCATTTGGCATAAAATTATTTCTTGTTTTTATAATCTTGCAAACAAGACTTAAACTTCGCTTTATCGTCGCCTTGCTTCGTGGGAATGCATTGTTTTAAGAAATCATTAAATTTTTGACCTTCCGCAACCATCATATTTTTATATTCTTCTTCATCTTCATATCCACAATCAGAAGCTTTATTTTGACAATATTGTTTTTGACTGAAACCTTTTGGATTCTTGCAATCTATGCTCTTTTTATATTTCATACTCCAAGCTGCTTCAATTTTTTCTAATTGGATCTCTGTTTTACCTAGCATATCACCTTTTTTCCAAGTAGCACCATCATTTGTACATTCATAAACTACTGCGTAACCCATATCTTCTGGAAGTTCACGAATTTCTTTGACGATACCTTCGCTACCATAGTGCTTGCATTGAGCATTAACATTTTTTACTTTATCTCCAACTTTAAACATTGTTGCGCCTTCCATCTCTTCCATTTCTTCAGTTTCTTCATCTTCTTTATTAAACATCACATAATTATGAATTGTAATCATATAATCTTCTGCTAGTGCAGCCATTGATTGTAAAAATGGTTCAGTAAGATTTTCTTTTACCATTGGATCATTAACTTTGTCCATTACATTCTTTGCGTGTTGATATATTGAATTAATTGAACCAATAATCATTCCATAAAAATCATCTTTGTATTCTTCTAATTCTGTTTCTGGATCTTCAACTTCTTCAACTTGAGCTAATGAAGTGTCCATTTTTAAAAGTTCAGCTTGATCAAATTCTGTTTCACCATCCCATTCATAATCTTCATTTAAATAATCACTAGCTTGCGCTTTTTTAAGAGCTTCTTGAGTTGGGCGATCTTTAGAGCCTTCTGGTGCTGGACGATAGTTTTTACCCATTCTTTTCTTTTTTTGTTGAATATTATACCAGAGACCTTTTCCTTTGGCTTGAACATCGACTTCAAGCGTAACTTCGTCTTCTAAATTTTGAACAGAGCCACAATTTGGTTTTCCGCAAGATCCAGTTATTTTACTTACTGGGTTTTTGCTCCACATCAAACAGCTCCAAAAATTCGCTTTCCATTTTGGACCTTTACGCCCTGTATCACAACCATGTCTTGATCTATAAGCTTTACGTCTTGCAGGATCATCGCGACGAATCTCCATATTTGGATCGCCAAATTTAACCATTACAATATTGCCTTTATCATTCTTAACGTAAACGCCAAATTTCTTTTTACTTCCAGAGGGAAGACGAAATGGTTTATTAAGTGGAGCTTTGCCTTTTTTCTTTTCAGCTATACTAGAACTAAAGTCAATTTCTAACTTTTTCATTATATAATTAATTTAGAATTGAATTCTTACGCCAAGCTTCCCATCTAAAATAACCTGTTAATGGAGGTTGCGCGGCTTGATCAAATCTTCTAGCTGAAAGTTGTTGTAAACCAGTGATACCATTAAATACTAAAGTCGTATTAGCTGGAACTGGTACTCCCCAATCAAAAGTATCATCTTGTTTGACTTCTATTGTAGAATTTGAAGCATTAATAAAAGTTACATTTTTAATGTATCCTGTATTTGGTAGTGTCACAAATGTATTATTGAATACTACTTTTCCATTTCCTGCTGTATCTGCTTGGTAAGTCATAACTCCATCAAATTGAGGATTTAAATCTGCTTGGAATACTATTGTTCCTTGAACTCCCGCTGGAAATGGATCTCCAGTAATAAATAATTTATTATTTATACTATTTGTATCAAATTTAATTCCACTAATGTATGCACTATCTGCAATAGAACCAGATACTACAACGCCTTGTCTAAGAATATTTTCAACATCATCTAATTTATTCCAATCCAAACCCTTGAATCCTGTAAATCCAGGCTCTTCTGTGTAGACTTCAACTACATTTTTATTAAAATTTGGGTCATAAATATTTGCCATAAATATTATTACACTTTAAAAATAAAAAATATATTATAAATTATCTAGTTTCCCGCCATTGAAGTGAGCCGTATGTATTTGTAGTTGTATCTAATCCAGAAACAAGAATTGCAAAAATATTACTTTCTGTGCTATCAATATTTTGACTAATATATCCTCTTTTAGCAGTAGTCACATTTTCAATATTAGTTGCAGTACCTATTGGATTTCCTGCTGGCCCACCAGCGCTAATAAATCCAGCATTTATCATAAGCCCGCTAGTAATTGTGGCGCTTGTTGCTGAAACGTTATACTCTACAACGCTTTCATTATTTGCGCTATTCCAAGAACCGCCAACTATATTAGCATTTCCAGTAAGTCTCCAAAATTCAAATGCTACTGGTTTTGTTACAGAAAAAACAGATGCTTGACCTAATCTAACAACACTTCTATTTGGTTTTCCATAATATCCAGTCTTTAAGCGAATTGCTATTAAAGGTTTTATGCTTGTATTATCTATTGATAATGGAGATCCTCTTATTGCACTAAAATCAACTCCAGCTTCTTTATATCCACCTTCGCTTATTACTGTAGAACAAATTTGATCCATTGAGTCTGTACCAAGTGCTGCAGAGTAATTTGAAATTTCACAACGAACTGGAAGGTTAGGATTGCTCCAATATACTGATGGCTTATAATTACTATTATAAAATTCATGAGCAACAACTGCTTGTCCATTATGAACAAATCCAGCTCGTACTCTTCCTACTCCTAACCATTGAAAATCTGCAGTAAACAATTGTGTTTTTGTAATATCTAAATTAAATTCAGAAATTCCACTTCCATTACATTTATCAATATTCCAATTATTTTGAGTTACTCTTTGATCGTATATATATCCAGAGACATCACTTCTTAGAACAATAGCTAAAGCACCATCACCACTTTGCTCAAAAAATATTCCATTATAATCATCAAAAAGACCAACTCTTTTATTTGTGCCATTTCTATGTCCTGTAAAATTAAAGCTTTGAAAAGTTAATTGGCTTTTTCCTGGCATATAATGATGATACATTCTACTTTGATGAATTACATAATCACCTGCTCCAGCTCCTACAGTAAGTATTGCTTTTGCTTGATTAATATCAAAAGTTATACTAGAATTTGTTCCATTCTTTTTTGTTAAAAGCTCTGTTTCTTCTCCATAAACATGAGAATAATCTGCAAGAGTATATGGCTCTGATACTCTTAGTCTTCCAAAAGCATCAGAAATCACTTGATCTCTAGCAACCTGAGTTGATAATAAATTTTTAATTTCATTAATATTGTTTCCAGCTTGACCACTAACATCTACATTATCAAATTGAGCTGTTAAGTCTGCTTGAAAAACAATTGTACCTTGGACACCAGCAGGATAAGGATCGCCAGTGATAAATAGTTTACCATCAACACTATTTGTATCACTTTTAATACCACTTAAAATTGAATTTGTGGTAGTAAGATTTACATCAAGACCAGAGATTACTACTCCTTGTCTTAAAATATTTTCAACATCATCTAATTTATTCCAATCTAGACCTTTGAATCCAGTAAAACCTGGTTCTTCTGTATAAACCTCAACAACATTTTTATTAAAATTTGGATCGTAGATATTAGACATATAGATTAATTTGTATGATAAATAATAGAAACCAATCCTGAAGTTTCTACATAAAGATCATCTCCTCCACAATTTACTGTTGCTGGAAGATTATAATTACCTACTCCAACATATAATATTACTGCGCCAGATGCATCTTTTATTTTAAATGTAGAGTTTGCCGTGCAACTAACTCCAAGAAGATAAATATTTTTATCATTTCCTGGAGAACTTAAAATAACACCATTTCCACTTCTGCTTGCGGAGAGGGCTTCAGCTTCAAATCCTGTGTCTCTAAAAAAATACTTTGACATATTAAGTATTACACTTTATTTCTTATTATCTAATTCTTCAAATTTTTCAATAATATAAGCTAATATATCATTTCTCATAATATCATCTGTCCCGAATTTAAAAGTCATTATCCCTTTATCAGAGCTTTTCTTATCATCAAAAAGATTATATATTTTTTCAAATCCACTATTTTTAATATCTGATTGACGTATATCTCCAATTAATATAAGTTTACTAAATTTACCCATTCTAGTCGCGATAAGAAGAAGATCGTGTACGCTTAAATTTTGAGCTTCGTCACATATAATATAACTAGCATTAATACTAAGTCCCCTTAAAAAGCCTACTGGTAAACCTTTAACTCTCTCTTGCTTTAATAGCATTTCGACTTGCCCTTTTGGTAATAATTCATGAAGTTTATCCATTAATGGTTGAAGATATGGATCAAGCTTGCTATGAAGATCGCCCTTAAGGAATCCAAGGTTATGAGTAGAGCTTTCTACTGGATTTCTAACATAGAATATTTCACCAATTTTTTTCTGATTTATAGCATTTAGAGCTGCATATACACTAAGTAAACTTTTAGCTGTTCCTGCTGGACCTTTGCAAAATACCATTTTAGTATTTTTATCTTGAAGCAATTGAATAAATTTCTTTTGATTCTCTGTCCATTGTAATTCGCGAATAGTTAAGAAACCTTCAATTTTATCTCTTTGAGGAACTGGGACCGACTTATCTTCTTTTTGTTTATGTTTTTTCAACATTCTATCTTACCTATTTAATTACACCCGTATTATGTTAATTTTAATTAATTTTAATTTTTATTAAAAAATTAAACTAAAGCGTAACCTTTTTTAAATTTTAAATTTAATTCAAATGCATTTACAGCTAAACCATGATCAAATCTTTTGATAAAGTCTTTACCTTTCTTTGGCATTTCAGCTATAAACATTTTTTTATCAATTTCTAGAATTACTTGAGATGGTAATACAGAAACGTTACTAATTTTTTTCTTCATTTTACTTTTGATTGCTCTGGCGATTGCACAATTTTGTGGATTAGCTTTTTCGCCTTCGAGAATATTTTTATCTGTTATCTTTAGGTTTTGTTTCATTTGGTTTCTCCATTTATTTCATTTACACCATATTCATAATTGTCAGAATCTTCTGTGACCCACTTAGGACAGTTTTCGACACTATAAATATGACTATTGACTTTGCGTTCAATAAGATTTTGACCTTGTTTTGTAACAAAGTTTGGGTCATATAATCTTAATCTATTGTTTGGTTGTATAGCAAAATTTCCATTATCTAATTGAAGCACATGACCACACTTATGCTGACCTGGATTTTCACTAAATCCAAAATTAAGTTCATTATAATCGCTGTGAGCCCAATCAAGTGTGAACAAGTATGTTCCAAAATGTTTTTTACCAGTTCTAGATAAGAATTTTAATTTTTTATTTTGAAATATAGAAAATTTAGTTACTGCTATATGATAACTAAAACTGTCCCATAATTCTAATTCGTGAATATCTTGTTCTGGAGTTCCTTCTTTTGAGCAAAATGCGCTAATTGGTGCGTGCCACCAAATTCCACCATCTTCCATAATAAAATTAAAAAGTGGCACTTGAGATGGTAATGACGTTACTCCAAATATTAAAACTGAAAAATATTTATCATGAGAATCTTTTTGATTTCTAAGATAGTTGCCTCTTACGTAACATTCAATAGGAGGTATATTTGCATTAAGAAAAGCCATTTTTAAAATTTACACCTTTTTAGAGTGTAATGTATTTTATATTATGCCAGTAGGAAAACAACATACATTAATAGGTAGAACAGTAGAAGGTTTAAATATCTTTACAGTTTATAAAGGTATATATAATAATTCAACAACTTATAATGTTGGAGATATTGTCCGATATGAAAGCAATTTTTACATCAGAATAAATAGCTCGGGCGCAGGAAATTTACCAACAGATACTAATTATTGGTCAGTATATTCACAATAAGTAAATATAAAAGACCTATTAGCAAAAATAGCCCCCTGGAAATTTTGACCTTTAAGGATATTTCTTATTATTGATTTTTTATAGATTTCTAAAAAAGGAGTAGGGGTATATAGTATAAGTTAGATAAGATAGATATTAAGCTGTTTATTGTATTATTTAAATAAGGTTATATATAGAGATAAGATATAGATAAGATAAATAAGTAATATAAATAGTATAATATTTGATGGAGATTGAAGATAGTACCCCCTCGACG